TCGAACGTAGTCGGGCGATACTTGACCGCTAAACTCTCCATAATTACCTCCTATTCCACGGTAAGCCAAAGTCACTGCGCTTAATCTTACACTGTGGCTTTCCGTCTTTCCAAAATACGATACCCTCCATGTAATGGTCTGTAAGATACTGCTTGATACCATCGAATGTACGCTCTACTGGAATGATAACAGTGCCGTGCTTCTCCAAACGGTCAAGAGACAGCCCGTACGGATTGCCCTGAAAATGGACGCCGATAGCCTCGTACGTACCGTCCTCAAGTTTACTGCCCCCTAACGTACAGTTCGTATAAGCGGCAACAAACCAGCGGTCTGCTGGGTCGTTCTCGTTAACTTCTACCCAATGTGGAAAGTGCCCTGTAACTGGGTCTGGCGCGTCCTGACATGGAATAGCACCCTCGGGCGGCATCTTGCCCTTCTTGGCGTCGTATCTCTTATAGAACTTGCCGTCAATAATAGCACAGCAACTGCCGTCGAGTTTTAGTGTAGCATCGCCCTCACCGCGGAGCACCCACTCAAATCCCTCTTTAACGGTCGGTAGAATACCTGTAATCCTGCCGCGCTCGTCAAAGGTGCGCTCAAATAATGTCGGAATTTTCTGCATGACGTATCACTCTCCTATATAACCAAATAACTCACAAATGTCTTCTTCCTCGGTAATGATGGAATACTTCGCGAAGTGCACCTCATCACCCCAACGGTTCGTGCTGTACATTGTCTCGGTCTTAATAGGCACGCCTGCCTTTTTCAGATTGAAGATAATAGCCGCAAGTCGGGTAACTCCCAACTCTCTGAAAGCATCGAGTGACGTAATACTTCCGCACTCCTGCATGTACTGTAAAACTCTCTGTGTTAGTGTTGTTTTAGCCATTGTTTAGCCCCCTTATGTATAGTTTTCTGTGTAACCGTGTGCTCTCTCACGGTTCATACGCTCAATCGTATTCACTGCCTCTTCAAGGTCTTTCTTAAGAGATTCAATCTCCTCTTCAAGACTTTCAATCTGCTCATGAGCATCTCTTAACTGGGCAAGAACGTACTTCTCACACGTATCAATTTCCATCGGTTTTTTCCTCCTGTACTTCAAATTTTTCTTTTGCCCTATAAGCCCCCTCAAACAACTAGCATCACTGCCACCAAAGACCAAGTAACTGACTAAAGTCACAACGCGTGGGAGTCGGATTACCATAGACCTCCATGTACGCTTTCGGGCGCGTTTCCATTGCTTCTCTTGCCTCTGCCTCTGTGTGAAATTTCAGAACTTCGCTTCCATTGTATACTACGTAATCAGTCATGTTCAAATCCCCCTATGAGTGTTATTAGTCTTGCCCTTTTGGACAAGTCCAGTATAACATAGTATAGAATGTTTTGCAATAGGTTTTTTCAGATTTTTTGAAAATATTTTTGGTCACATGACACCGTATCCTGTCAGTGCATCTACACTCGTCTCGCAGTCCACCAACTCGGCTACTGCGCGTTCTAACACGCGCTTACGCTCCATTTTGAGATAGTATTCATACGGGTCAGGCGTACCCTCTAGTGCCTTGCATACTGCGTCTCTATAACGCTCGTACGGAATTAAGTCTTCATTGCCGTTATTGTGCACGTGGTACAACTCAAATGTGTACTTACCATAGGCATTCTCTTTGTACCACTCTACCGCCTGTTCCACCGCCTCGTGGTATGTAGCAACTTCAAAGACCACGCCCACTTCGTCAAATGTGCCGTAAGCGTCTATGCCGTAAACTCCAACATATCTTGACATGCTCTCACCCCCTAAACTCATCGCCGTAAACAGTACGGATAGTCTCGTTCTCTTCGTTGAACGGGTACGGGATTTCTTCGAACTCGTAGTTCTGGGTCGGGTCGAACCCAAACTGTACTTCAGGGATAGGTGCAAGTGTAATTGTGTTAGCCATAGTTATGCCCCCTTATTAGTTCTATTAGTTCTTAAGTGTTTCTTCGATGCCCTTGTTCAGCGCTTCCCCATCAAGTTGCTGTTCTGCGGGCTGTGCCTCGTTGATAGCAAAGACCATTTCCTTTAAGTCGTAGTCGTTCTGCTCTCTTCCAGTGAAGTATTCACGTCCTGTGATTTTCCAGTTCTCAATGAAATATACGCCATTGTCGCCGTTGTCGCAGTCAAGGTGGTTAACTGTGTCAACTCCGATGGACAGACCGTCTCCGCCAAAGAAATTGGCGATGACCTGTGTCATGCGTGCCCAACCGTAGTTGTCCTCTTCAGGACGTCTGAAACCTCTGATTTTGCAATAGGTGAGAAATGCTTCAATGCTTGCGCGTCCACCGTTCCAATGAAGATAAATACCGATACCGTTGTTCTCGAAATTCTCTTTTGTTGTAATAACTGCTCTGTTTCCCATAATTAAAGTCTCCTTTGAGTTTTTCTAGTTTGTCTTTCGACAATGCTATTATCTCATAAGGAGACTCACGTGTCAATAGATTTTTTCAAAATTTTTCAAAGTGGGTGCTAAATCTAGCAAATTACAACGAATATAGGCATCTGACCTAGACCAAACCTTAATAGCATGGGGACATCTGAGGCACTCATGACGGCACTCTTTTTCAAAGGTCTTTATTAACTCATCAGCATCTACGGGTCTCATCTGCCCACACCAAGAAACTATCTACTGTGTAATTAAAATACACACGCTTTTTTGTACCCTCAATAACACACCACTTATTCTGCGGTAGTTCTTTAATATACCGAAGAGATATGCTCTTTAACCCTTCCTTGTACATAGAGTAAACGATATCATGAGACACGAACACGGTTTCGTCTTTATCTATAAACCAGATAATAAACCCTGCGACTACACCATCATTCATACTGAGTTCGTGAAGGTCGTCTATCTGTTCTTTCTCTCGTATATTAGAAAACGGTAATGATGCCCCATGAGTGGATTTAGTCTCGATGGCATAAAAATAAGGCATACGATAAAAATAAAAGTCACATGGATTACTTACGTTTCTGTATTTGCCTATCTGGTCTTTCAGTCTGTGGGCTATACAGTTTGGCACGGATTCAAACGCTTGCTGAATATGTTCTTCAAACCCTTTGCCTTTATTCTTGCTCATTCCTTCACTCGCTCATCTTTCTTATAGAGTGCCTTACAGAAGTAACAACGCACGGGCTTATTATTATCGCGCATATATGGCGCTGGATTACCACAATTAGGGCAAAGATAACGTACGTCCTTGTCTTTCTTCTTACCCAACGCGACCACCCCTTGCCATGTACTCAGTCTGATAATGACTGATAGCCTTGCGACCGTCTGCGTCAGGGATAAAATTCTCAGCAGTAAATAACCTACGACCGCATTTTAAGCATCTGCGTCTACGGTAAACTACATTGTTATGCTCTCGCGTTTCCGTTACTCGCAAATCACCGCCACATAAACACTTCATATAGTGCATTACCCCCAATAACTATTGCTAGTTTTAGAGTAACACACTATATCTTGTGTTTCAAGGTCAAGTTGTGATGTTCGAAGACATGCGCGTCAATTCCCACTCTTGCATTCGTTTCGATAAAACTTTTTTACATGAAGACAAAAGTTCCTGCGCGCTGTCCACCTTGGCTTTGAGTATCTTGTACGCTCTCGCATAGCAGATATTAACTAACTGCTCCTGCTGGCTCGCAAGTTCTGCCGTGGAGTTCTTGTCGGCTATTGTTCCAGTTGCTCCGCTGTGACTGTTGTTGTAGGTTTCCTTGTACACTGCTCGGCTGATATCGTCTCGGACACCCAACTGCTCGCACATACCGCTCGCAAAGTAAATCTGCGTGGACAGATTAAGGCAGAAGTCCTCAAGTTCACTATCTGACGGCGGATTTTCACCGTCTTTAAGACACTCACGGATAAACCGCACGTATTTGTCTAGGTCACCGCAATAGGGCTGTATAATGTCGTTTACGATGCCGTCAATTACCTTGGAATTATCTTCTACGTGCACTTGAATGCCGTCAAATTTAACGCGGTCTAAGCCGTCATAAATACTCACACATCCCACCCCATTTCAAAGTGCTCGTCTAAGTCCAAGCCGTCCTCGTCGTACCACGTTACGTAATCCTGCTCGTCATCGTCCCACTCCTCTAACCCCGCTGTACTGCAATGGTCGGGAAAGACCCCATTGTCTACCTGCTGATTAAGAAAGTCTGCGATGCTGTCAATCACCAACTTGGCTTCCAAAGGTGACTTGACTTCCTGATAATACGTGGGCGCGCCAAGAATGTTGTAGTACACTCTCAATTTCTCATGTTTACCACTCATGACTTCACCTCCGCGTAGAATGCTATACGCAGACCTGTCTCTGGTCGGCAGTTATAGAACGCAAACTCATGCTCGTACTGCTCAAAGGTCTTATCGACATCCAGTTTATTATGAATAGCGACGCCGCCTGCCCACATGCCATCGGGACGCATCTTATCCGCGCAAAAATAGATAATCTCTCCACGGTCAAACGCTTTCTTTGCCATAGTACGGGACGCACGCCCATACGTAATCCCACTCTTTGTTGTAAAACTATACTGCTTCAATCCATCTCACCTCTTTCTTTGTAATACTCGTACATCTCCTCGATTTCTTCGTCGGTCGGATAGTCTCTGTTCTCGTCCATTGTTTTAGCCCCCTTATTAGTTTTTTGTTTAGTCTTCGAAAATCAGTTCTTGGGAATATACCACGCGCTCCCCACCGTCAGGAAAACGGACTGCATACATAATGGTGTCCTTAATTCTGCTCTCTGCGATAATAGTTACGGTCGAGCCGTTTCGGTCGTAGTCTTCTGCAAATTTGGTGTTAAATACTGCTGTCATGGTTTTAGCCCCCTATGCTGTTATACTGGCGTTATCTCGATTTCGATTTCGTCAATAAACGCCTTGGCTTCTTCTACGGTATTGAATACGATTTCGTCACCGCAGTACTGCACGGAGATTTCTCCCATATGGAAGAGGTCAAAATAGATGTCGTGTCCCTTGTATACTGTGTACTCTGCCATTGTCTGCACCCCCTTAGTACTGATAGGCTTTGCAAGCCTTTTTACCGTCTGCACGGTTATAGTCCTTCTTGGTCTTAAAGACCGTAGAACGGGGACGCAGGGGCTGTACGTATGTGCCCTTGTTTGCGTTTGCTTTCTTGAGTTCGTTTTTCAGTGCCTTATTAAATGTCATTGTCGTTGACCTCCTAGGTTTGTGAGTGTGTAACTGTTCCTTACACTTAACATTATAAACTATGTTTACTAGCGTGTCAACAACTTTTTTGAAAAAATTTGAAATGCCCTATTCCGTAGGGTTTGGGTACTGTGAACACAAGCCAAGATATGCACAATAATTACAGGTTCCCTTGGGTAATTTTGCTGGTTTTGGCGGAAGTTCGCACTTCTCCACGTACGCGTCACAACTCTTTATAAGTGCTGTCAGTTCGTCTTTCTGCTTCTGTGTGGGAGTAAACATGTATGATTTCATGTCCAGCACGTCACGGCTGATATACACGAAAATAACGGTATCTATGCCCAGTGCGAGGGAATAACAGATACCCTGATGATAATGCTTCGGTTCTACACCTTTGCGGGCAACGAACTTAAAGGATGCCTCGGTCTTCAACTCAAGAATATAGTACTTGCTCTTATACTTGATAATGCCATCGCACAGGAAGCGGATGTTCAAGTCCTTGTGGTACAGTTTCGTTTCCATACCGCACTGCTCTACTATCTCCAAGTAGTCTAGGTTACGTGACTTTACGTAGTCTGCTACGTTGATATACTCGCAGTCATAGCCGTTGTTCTTCATGTCCGCCACGTACTTTTGTGTGCGCTCGTGAATGTCCGTGCCTGAATTGCAGATGCCCACCAAACCGTAGGGCACTACCCCCTCGTCCACGGGCGCACCCGTCACTTGGAAATACATACTGCGGATGCAGTTCATCGAACTCGGCTTGTAGGACAAACTGCTCGGTCTTTGGTTTTTCTTGTTGGTAATTTCGATAGAACGGCACAAGTCCGCGAGAAATTGACTCTCCACGGACTCAGGCTCTACGTCAAATAATTTGGATAACGGCTTTCTAGCCAATGTAACGCCCCCTTAGTCAGTCGTTCTGATGAAGTACTTCAGGTCGTCACCTTTCAGCGTGATGAATGCGAGTTCGCGTGCCTTATAGTACAGGTCGGCGTATACTTCGCTTAACTTGTTGTTACCGCGCTCGTAGTGCACCCAAGACTTCCAATTAAGTACCATAACCAGTTCAGTCATGTATACTTTGTCGTTCTTCCACGCGTCAGATGCTCTTCTGTAAGTATCCTTTACGGCGTTGATACCAAACGCGTCCGCGATGGTGAAGTCCTGCCAAAATGTTGTCTGCTGTGTGTAACCGCAAAGTGCCTCACTGTTAAATACTTCGTATGTCATGATTAAGTCCTCCTATGAGTTTTTCTAGTGTGGGCGTCGCCCTTGTTTACAATGCTATTATCTCACATAGTTACCCAAGTGTCAATAGATTTTTGAAAAAAATTAAAAAAATGTTGGCTGGGGTGCTAGGACTCGAACCTAGAAAAACGATGCCAAAAACCGTGGTGTTACCATTACACTACACCCCAATATGCAAAAAAGGTGGGGGCTGTTACGCCCCCTTGTTTGTCAGAAGCACGGGTCGTAGTACTTTTCAGCACTTCCGATGTACCAACCACCGTAGTTGTCTACGCCCCTTGCACCTACTCTGCGAACCCAGCGTCCCTTCTGATTTTTGAAGAGAATTTCCACTCTGCCGTCAGGTCTGCTGAAGTACTCGTATTCTTGGTGCTCGCTCTGCCAAGAGCCGTCTATCAGTTTATAACCGAGTTCTCTTACCTTGATGTGTCTGTCGTCGATTACCTCGATGATTTCATAAGGGTCTCTGTCCGACCAACCGCAGTGCGTGACACCCATTCCTACTTCAGGCTTTGCGCCCTTTGCGCGTTCCTGTATTCTATTCTGTACGCTTCCATACCATGCCATAATCTTTTCCTCCTTTGAGTTTTACTAGGTCTTTCGTTCTTTGTGTCTTTAGTTTATCACAGGGTTACGTGAGTGTCAATACATTTTTTTGAAAATTCTTGAAAAAGATAAGACCCCGCGCCAACGAGGTCTTAAAATTCTTTACACGAGAGGAGATAGTGTATGAGAATTAAGTACAACTTCACTATATCATAATTAGTACATAAGTGCAAGAATAGTGGTTAAGTCTCCGTCCTTTAATTTAATCGTGGCACTGTCTCCAAAGTACAAATCCACAACATCGGACGTCTGCGCCTTAAATACCGTAAGCAGACTATTAACGTCAGCGATACATGAGAACTTGTCCCCCGAATCCACGGTCTCGTACGGAATACTTTCTACACCGCTGGTGTTCTTCGAGGAAATCATGATGTCGCTCTCGTCGAAAACCAAGGTGACCGCACCTGCGTCATACGCTCCTACGAACAGCGCAATACGCTCGAACGTGTCAATAAGCGCCTTTGTACTGACTGTGCAATGTCTAGGGAACTCCGCGTCTGCGAAGCCTTTGATGGCTTTTACGTTGTACTTGTCAATGCCGTAGGGCTCTCTCGAATACAGCACCGCATGTCCGCAGTCGTACACCACCGCGTCGCCCACCTTGTAGCCCACTGCCATTCCGTTATCCCCAACTACCGCATCTAACAGGTTCATGCACTCTGCTGATACGAGACGCGCATTCTCAAACACTTTCTTATCAAGGATACTGATAAGCGCAGTATCTGTGGCGATAATCTCATCACCAATACGATAACAGCAATAGTGGCTCTTCGTGGCTTCAATGGCAAGTGACTGCTTCATACTTCCGACAACTCGACTAATCGTGGCTCTATCCAGTTCACCAACTTTCTCCTTGCCATCGAAACCGTCAAACTCCTTGGGCATAGTAAACTCCACAGCATTTCCCTCGTCATCAAGAAGCAGTTCCAACTTGTACGTGCCGTTACACTCTACGACAAGGTATTTGTCGGTCAGACTAAGTTTCACGGTATCGCCTGTGACCTTTCTCGCAAGCCGTGCAAAGGTGTCTGCAAGAACTACGGCAGTCATGTTCTCCCCCTCGCACTCGGCGTCTACCTCAAGATAGTTCATACCGTCGGTCGTAAGCAGGCTGAATGTGCCATCTTCCAACTGCACTCTCATGTAGCTGGTGAGCGGTACAAGTTTATTATTGCTTGCTCCGCGTACCGCCTTGTTGGTCATGTCCTGTAAAATGGTTGTTTTGATTTCTAGCATAACTTTGCCTCCTAAATTAAATTTCCACGCTTTCTCCGTACCACTCACGGCTTATCTCAACGTCAACGGAAATCGGCATTTCAAGCACTTCTTCTGCTGACTTACTCATCGTCTCTGCCAACAACTCTGAACATCTCTTGATATTCTCTTCGGGACATTCACAGATAACCTCATCATGTACTGGTACTAACATTCTGAAGCCCAAACTTTTCAATTCTTCGTTCTTGTGCAATTTAATCATGGCTATCTTCGTCAAATCAGCGGCAGACCCTTGAATACGGGAGTTGACGCACTGCCTTGTAGCATCTGCTATCTTTCCGCCGTTGTCCACTATCCACACGTTGTCCTCGGCATTGGCTTTCTCGAATACCTTACGCTTCTCGTTGAACTTACAGCGTGCAAGGGCACGTAAATACTTCTCGCGTATCTCTTGTGGTACTGGCAAGTCACTGGTGTCATGGTCAAAGTCCAACGGGTCTTCGTACGGTGAAATACCGTTCTGCCACTGAAACTCGTACTCGTCCAACTGTAAGTCGGGCAACCGTCTCTTACGACCGCAGACCGTTGTTACGTAACCCGACTCATGTGCCTTGGCAAGACTGCTCTCTTCAAACTGCTTAATGGCTGGAAAACCGTTGAATACGCTCTCCTTAATTGCGCTGGCGCTCTCGGTTGTAGTATGTAACTGTTCGGCTACGCTTGCCGTGCCACGACCATAGAGCACACCAAGAAGAATACTCTTCGCCTGTGTTCTGCGCTCCTTATACTCTGACGGGTTCTTATTACCGTTTTCATCGAACTCCTTACACTCCTCATAGGGTTTATTAAATGCTTTACTTGCTATCTCGGAATACAAGTCCTTGCCTGCCATAAAGGTGTCGTACATTTGACTGTCTCCCTGCTGTTTGCAAAGAGCGGCTAGGCATTTTGGTTCTTGCTGACTGAAGTCCGCCGACATTAGCAAATACCCGTCACTTGCTACAAACATTTGGCGTATATCTTTTGCGTGTGCGGGCAAATTCTGCATGTTGGGGTCTGAACTGCTCATGCGTCCTGTCAACGCACCGTACTGATTAAAAGAGCAATGTACACGACCGTCGTCCAGCACACACGCAGGCAACTTATCTATGTACGTGCCCACAAGTTTGCTTAAACCACGATAATCCAAAAGCGCCTTACAAAAGTCATTGTCCAACTGACTAAGTATTTCCACGCCTGTGCTCTTTATCGGCATCTTCGTACGCTTGTCAATAACTGGCGGTATCTTCATCACGTCGTACAGTAGAATGGATAACTGTGACGGGCTGTCGTAATTGATGGGGAACTCCAACTTATGTGTAGCAAGTATAGCGTCCTTATACGGCATCAGCATTTCGGCTAACTCGCCACGGCATACTTCTAACTTACGGTTATATTCTTCCTGCAACTTCTTGTTATACTTGAAGTCAAACTTGATACCTGTATCTTCAAGGTCTGCCATTACCTGCACACACGGCATCTCGATATTGTGGAACACCCAACGGCTCTGCTCGTCGAACTCTTCCGACTGTTCCTGCCACTCTTTCAGTTCCCACGTTATCTTTGGGTCGTGTGCGGCATACAGACTGGCTACCTTTATCGGAACGTACCGAAAATCGACATTGTGGAACAAATCGTCGTACTTGAACGCGTCACCCTCACCATTCAGTACATACTTCTGATGCAGAGGTTTCAAGGCGTGCGTATCCAAGTTCTCGTCTATCAGCATGGACGCTAAATACGTATCCCACGTACAGACTAGGTTTACGCCGAAATTACTGCGCATAAACCGCGTATCGAACTTCGCGTTATGCTCAACTATCTCCTTGCAAAGCACAAGGCGCTTTAACGCTTCTGTAACTACCGTTCTGCTTAACTGGTTTGGTATCTTCTGAAGTGTAATGTAATCAATGTGCTCTAGCGGGATATACGCCGCTTTCTGTCCCTCTGTATACAGACAAACACCAACTACCGTGTCTTTCAGCGGATTAAGACCTGTGGTCTCCGTATCAATAGCCACGGTCTGATTATTCAGACAAGCACTGATGTAGTCGTGGAGCGTTTTCTCATCACGGATAATCAGCGTCTCCTCTGCGAACTGACCCAAGTTGAGCGTAACGGTATCAATAATGCGCTTAATTTGGGCTAAAAGACTGTTACCGCCACGTTTAGCAGTAGTAACAGTCTTCTTTGCCTTTACCTTAGCGATTACACTGGCGTCGTCACTTGGGCGCTCCTCTATTTTGTCAAATAGGGACGGTCTAGCCATTAGAATGCTCTGCCTCTTCCACCGCCATTAGGTGTACGTCTCGGCGGGTCTCCAAGGTCAAACGGCTGTGTGTCAAATGGAATGGAGTTGTCCTGTACACGCTCAGAACGTCTGCTGGCACCCTGTGCGCCTGCTTCAGGGAAATAGCCCGTACGCAGATACTCTTCCATTTCATCATTGGACTTCACAAGGATAAGTCCGCCAAGAGGGTCGGATACGTCGAAGTCGTCTACGCGAATGTTCTTGTCTTCAGGCACGTCCGCAAGCGGATAGATTTCGTAAGCAGTATCCTTGCTTCCGCGTGCACCGTTACGCTCGATTTCGAAGCGATGGGTTACAAGGTTCGGATACCTTGAACACAGAGAAGACAGTTTGTTACCGAACTCCTTACCGCGCTCCCAAATTACTGTGTTACCGCTGTCAAGAAGATACAATGGAATGAAATACTTCACTCGTACTGGACTTCCTGCCTTGCACATAGGACACTTGTCCATTGAGTCACCATACTCCCTAGGACAATTAACGTAACGCTTCTTACCGTTTACCTCGACCTCATGGACGGAGTAACCAAGCACGTCGTTAATGCCGTTGTAGAGAAACCTTACTCTCGCTGTGTCCTTGTCATTCTTGAGTGAGAAGTAACCACTTCCACCCTGTCCGCCGTACTGTTCCGCACGGTCAATTCCGAAAAATGCCATAATTTTTTCCTCCTAGTTTTTCAAGTTTTTATATGTTGTGGGCGTCTGCCCTTGCAACCTTAGTCATCATACCACTCCGACCATGCCTCAAGATTGTCGAAGCGCTTCTTCTCGTTAAAATACTCATATTCCATAACCCACTTATAACCGAGTTCCGTGAACACGCGAAGTATCTCATCAACGTCAGCCGAGTTAGTGTAAACGGAGTGCCACGTTCCCTCATAATTGAGATAGCCGAGCATGTCCATCAGCGACGGAGATACAGTCTGTTTATTATCGAGATAGATGGTGAAAAATCTGTACATTATGTTAGCCCCCTTTTCGAGTTCTTTGATTTGTCCTTATCGACAAGTCTAGTTTAACATTATGTTAGACGTTTGTCAATCCCCTTTTGTTAAATCCAAGAAGCCCTCTTTTGCCATGCGCTCTAATGCCCACTGCACAGAGTAAGACTGCACAGAATATCGCAACTCACAGACATTATCTCCCTTAATCGGTTCGTGAGAATACAGCGTCACGATAAATGGTCGAAGATAGTCCTTTACCTTGGTGACATTTATGTAGTAGTCACCGCGATGTTCCCAACCGCCATCAACCCGCGTAAACGTGAACTTACGCCAAATAAACTGTGGCTTCCCAGCAACCCCAATGTTTTTACGTACCGTCCAAGAACGTGTATTACTCACTTCTCGTCACCTTCTCTCTCATGCCTAGAGCAATAGTCATTCCACATGACACCACCTATTCCCCAGAAAGAGCATGGCGCATGACCTTGAACACCATGAACGCCCTCATAATATCGGCATTGATTGCACTCTCCATGTGGTCGGTCTTTTAATGCTTCGATAGCCATATCAATAGCCGTCTGCACATTCTTTTTATCAAGAGAATACGGTTTTATTGGTCTCACCCATTTAAGATACTCTATCGCTTCTTCATTTGTCATGGTCTTCACCTTCTTCTTTCTCAAAAACTTCGGTATGCCATAGGTACGGCATTGGTCTACAAAGTTTCCCGTACCAACCTTTATTTAAGGGACACCCAGTGCATCCTCGGTCGATATTTTTAATGCAATATTTTTCGACAGCCTTAAACGCTTTGCGTGGTGGTCTAGCCATTCTCTTCACCTTCTTTCTTAACCATCGAAGCACCGCACCAAGGACACCATGGCGTCAAGACATATCCGTCTGCCGTTCCGTAAGCGTCTACATCAGGGAAAGCCCTCTCTCCGCAATTTGTGCATTTATTGTCTTTCCATTCACCCAATGGAGATTTTTCATACTTTGTCATTCCATTACCTCCTCTTCATCTGCTGTGCAAACTGTAACAGTTCATTACGGTAAGTTTCTACCATGTCTTCACGGAGTTGGCATGTATTATCGCCATGTGTCAGCGGGCACATTGTGGTACCACAATAATCGCAATCGGCACATACGGTCTGTGTGACACGAATACGCTCACCGAGGGAGTCATGGATACCGTGCTCTACCTTGTCATACAGCGCGTCAAAATACTTGTCCTCGACGTCCTCGTAGGCAATAAGTGCATTACGCAGAACCTTAAGTTCTTCATAGGTGAACGTGATAGTCTGGTCGATAAACTTTGTCATAGGTCATACCTCCTTAAACAGAACCATCTTTTCTTCGGCTGTGATAACGCCCAAGCGTTCAAGTGCACCGCACATGCCCTGAATATAGCCCCATGCGTAGATGTCTCCGCCCTGCTTTTTGTGATAGTCCTCACATGCAATGGTAAGGATGCCCGCCAACGCCGCGTCAGTTTTTCTGATTTTCTCGATAATGGCTTTCTTGTTCATAATGTTTTCCTCCTGCGAGTTTTGCTAGTTGCTTTACTTGTTTGCAATATCATAATAACGCTGTTCATAATGTTTGTCAAGCGTTTTTCAAAAAATTTCCCGCAGATTTCTAAACTCGTCCTCTAAAATAACCCTCGGGAATTGTATCTAAAGCCCTCCAACGCATAGTTTTCTTGCCGTTGGTTATCCAAATCCAAACGCCCCTTTCACCTTTATTATAAGCCTCTCTACCTTTCATAGGACTTTGCCAACCTTTTGCGTAGCGCTCTTTTAGCAACCTAGACTTTAATTCTCTAGTCTCATCGGACTGTTTAGTTCCCAGCAATTTCTGTCGTATCTTCTCCTTTGTCGCTTCAGTATGATGTCCTGTAAACCCTGAACTTCCTTTCTTAAACATTCCATCATTTCTAAAATTGGGGTGCTCTACATGAAACTTTTTCTTTGCCTCCCTACGCATTTTATCTCTAGCAGGCGTATGCAAACGCCCTTCGATAAATCCGATTTCTAAGTAATGTGATAACTCATCAGAATGTACATATTTTTCAATTTCACCATTGTTTATAACCACTCTACCAAGCATAGAATGACGCATTTTTTGACGTTTACTGGCTTTTTCGATGTCGGTCAACCCTGAATAGGTGTCTCCACCATCACCGCCTTTAGAAATATTATAACCAACAGCCAAATCAGTACTATGATAAATATGAATATAAATCTTCTCATACTTGTTTATATCAGAACGAGTTTCACACCACTTTAGTAACTCTGTTTTGAAATTCTCAATTCCGTACTTTTCAAATGCTCTGCGAATTAACTTACCGCTACCATGATAATCTCTATCGAACACTTGTGATTTATGCTGACCTATATAACTCTTGCCGTTTATTAAATTTGTTGTCTTATAAATATACCCGTACATACTAAAAAATTTCTCCTAACGCATAAAATTCTTCTCTTGTCATATCATTCATATCTTTAGCATGGTCGGGGTATGTTCTGTAGTCCAACTCAGTAACAATTTTATTGTTCAACTCCTTTCTTAATCGTAATCGTGCCTTTTTGCCAGCCTCATCTTTATCTGTTGCCAATATAATCTTCCGACATGGAAGACTCTTTAGTTGCCGAATGGACAACTCGTTACCCAAACCGTTTAATGCTACTGCATATTTATTATAGACCCATATAGTTAGAGCGTCAAGCATACTTTCACAAACATAAACTTCGTTTGGAAACTTATCTAATTGGTGTAACTCATAAATGCCATACAAGGGCTTCTCTGCGCCACTCGGATAGTTAAAGTACTTGGTCTTTACGCTTCTGCGCGCAACAAACAGCGTGTTTCCGTGGATATCGCGGACGGGAAAAGTGATGCATTCTGTGTCACGGTCGTATCCTATATCGAATAACTCGATTATTTCGTCATTTAAGCCACGCTTGTACATATAAGGATGCAGATACCTAAATTTATCTAGGACGTCTTCTTGGACGTATTCTGCGCGAAATTTGGGTATATTACGAGTGAGGTCTAACTCAAGTGGTTTTCTCTGCTCCTGTCCGACGCTGATAAAGTGCTTCTGTAACCACCGCCATCCTACCATCGGGTCTGTATAGCCGAAACAGTGCGCAATGACTTCTGTAAGACTGTGGGTCTCCTGACATGCCAAGCAGTGCAGTACTCCGTCACTCTTACGGATACCCGCGGACGGCTTGCGCTCCTGACCCCCTTTGTGGTATGGACACTGTATCATGATGTCCGTTGGTGTAGAAGTCATCTTGTGAAGTAAAGGAATGTCTTGGGCGTGCAACTGTCTCTGCAACTCACCCAAGACTTCTTCAAGATTATGGTCTATGTGTATGCCATCAATCAGCATGATTACCTCGGTTTACGCCCTCTAACTGTGCAAGACGCGCTGGAATTACCTTTGTCGCATTGCACTCATCACAACACCTACCGTTCGCTACTGGTCGGGCATTATTACCGTACCCGTAGTAAAACTCTTTACAGAGCATACAGTAGAAAGTCTGTCTACCTGTACGTACGGACATATATGCCGCGAGAATGTCATTTTCTCTGTCCTCTTTGCTTACCATGCCTGTTCCCCCTCGTCTAACGTCTTCAGTCGGTGATAAATGGTCTCCTGAGACACGAGTCCTAGTTCCACATCAAGACCCATGTCGTCTATTGCATTCAGATACTTGTTATAGCGCTCCCTAGGAACGTTGTCACAAAACCATACCTGCCACTCGCTGTGCTCTTCATCTGTCAAATGACCAAATACCTTGGCAACAATGCGAGGAAGTTGGAGTTCAAACCGTTCCTCGGGGAGGTCGTAATGACGAACGACCTCCACCATATAGTCCACAAGTAACTTCTGCTTCTGTTCTACTGTCATACCTCGTCCCCTCTTACTTGACTACCTTTGCTTCAGTAGACTTACAAGGAAGAATATCAAAAGCCTTGTAATCCTCAGACATACCGAGAATCTTCACGTTATGTTCTTTCCAGACATTCTCGTTTACCGAAGCGTAACCCGCCTGTTTAACTCTAATCGAGTAACAGATTTTCATCTTCTTTATTTCACCGACTTTCAAATCAGGAATCACATATTCGTCATAGTACCCGTCATCGTCTGTATACTCATAGAAGTACAGAAGCATCTTCTCAGTGTTCGTTGTGGGCACCAGTTCAGATAACGGATAATGTTTCTTCTTTTCAATAGGTACAACCTTAAAAGCGTTTTCTACCTCAACAAGAACAAACAGTTCTTTCATATCCTCGGAGGGATGTCTCCAAGAACAAATACCACTATATTCACAAGGACAATTCATTATGTTCACCTCCCCTTATACTGCCTTCGGGGGCTGTGTACCAGCCTCGCAGGTCTGTGCTTCTGTGAAGAAAGCGATTACTCTTGTGCCGTTCTTTGTGGTCGGGTCAGTAACCGTAATCTTTGCGACTGCCTTCTCGTTGTGAATTACTTCACGACCGAAGAGTGTCCAACCGTACCATGTACGAGCGGTTCCGTGCTCTTCGTTTACCTTGCGGTAAGCCTTGGCATCTGCCCATGCTCTCTTCTGGCACTCACCGAATGTACCATAGCGGTTTGCCTTAAAGAACTTCCATGCCTTCTTAAGAATCTCTGCTCTGTTGTACTTTGTCATTTTCGTGTCCTCCTATGAGTTTTGTTAGTTTTTCAAGTTCGTTTGGGGTGTTCCCCCTTGCTTTGTGACTTCAGTATACCACGTGGTTACTCACGTGTCAATAGGTTTTTTCAAAATTTTTCAAAAAACATTTCCACGGTCTTTTGGCTTACTCTCCGTAGGGTTTGGTCTGCTTCTATGGTTATCGTCTGACACAACGTATTGAAAGTTCCCTGTATCAATATCCCATAACCAGCGCAGTTTGTCGCCACGTCTACCGCCACGATTTTTTTGAACTTGCATAAAAAGCATATTATCTTTCTGTCTTATAGCAAGGATACGGGTCGCATTGTGTGCGATACCATCACTATCTCTAATATGTTCAATGGAAGGGAGCGCATCAGAGTTAGGTTCTACTACACCTGCACGGTTTGCCTGCACTGCTGTAAGCACTGGCACGCCTAACTCCACGCTCAACGCCATAAGGTCTTCACTAATGTGTGTAAGACGTGTCGTCTCGTTGTCATTCTTGTGTGCGCGCTCGTCTGTAATATAGTGGATACCGTCAAGCGCGATAAGGTCTAACTTATACTTCTTGACCCAGTTACGCAACTTGGATACGGTAACGGTCTTTCCAAAGTCTTTAGAAGAGGACATGATAAACTTGTTTTGGTGTGTCTGCAACTCTTCTGCAAATGCTCTGTACTCTTCTCCGCCTTTCTGTCCCGTGGCAAGTCCCGTATTCGAGAAATTGCCCAACAGTGTATCAAAGCGGAAACCTGTGGTCGTCGCGCTCATTTCAGGGCTGAAATATCCGACATTAAACCCCAACTTCCAAACATGTGAAGCCATCTTTTCCAGCACCCACGACTTGCCCTCGTTTGTACGCGCTACGATTACGAAGAACTCCTCGGTTCTCTGTATACCGCGTATAACGTCGTCTAATTCCTTGAAACCGCTTTCGAAGTACCATCTGTCAGGGTTCGCACCACGTTCTATGTGCTCCTCGTATCTCTGCACTGCGGTCGCCGCAAGGTCAGTGCCCTTGATATTGTACTCAGGCTGTAAGTCTTTAATTGCCCCCATCATGAACTCTGCCGCCAAGTTCGCATCCACCTGCAAAAGGTCACGGATTTTGTAGACTACTGGCACGCTCCTGCGGTAAAGGTCTTCCTCGCGAAGTGCATTGACAAGGTATTCATTAGATTCTGTAACTTCCACCAACTCAAAGTCGCGGAACTTGGCTAGGAATGTGGCTTGGTCTGGCACATTACCATACGCCTCCACGTGGTCGCGGATAAACTTGAACTCCTCACGGCATGAGGGAAAGTACGTCTCATCCAAAAGGTTTTCCACGACGATAGACCAGTCCTTTGTTTCAAGTATCCTGCTGATAATCTGATTTTCGATTAGAACTACCTGATTTTCGCCCTCTGTCATCTCATGTCACCGCCCTTTAACTCAACTATCTCGGTTTCATTACCAAATAGCCTACTGGTTAACTTTGACCCTAAAATACTCTCCAAGTCTCTTTTATTGGTATGATTACCTGTAACGATATTTGCCTTACCATTCATTACACGGTTATCTATTGTCACTAACAGATTCGTGTGGTCATAATTGGATAACCCTGTACTAGCAATATCGTCCCAGACAACTAAATCTACTTCCTGTAACTGTCTCTTCAAATCTTCGAACTCTGGGTCTGCGTTATTGAAGTCTTTACACTTTAGCAAGAATGTAGGCACGTGTACGAATATCGCTCTGGTTCTAAAGCCATTTCCAGACCAGATTTGGTCAAAGTACCTCAACATGAGTTTAATCGCCCAACTGGTCTTACCATTACCCGTCGTGTTACTTACGATATACAGGTTCTTACCGTCATTTACCCAGTTCACGATGTCTTTACGAATAGTGTCTAACCGCAAATAGGGTATGTAGTCTACCTCTTGTACACGTAACTGTTGCGGTTTTCTCTTGGCTACTGGTAAATTACTGTGTTCCATAAGATATTTCATCTCGGCATATCTTACACACAATGTCTGACAGTTCTCACCGTAACTCTCACACACTTCTTTGTACCAACAATCACACATTACTTATTGCCCCCTTAAAATGTTAATTCTGACCTAAATGATTGTACTGGTGTACCACAATGTATGGCATCGGTTTCACCGAATACTGACTTATCGTTAGACTTGCGACCCCCTGTCCTGAGTTCTGCAAAGGTGTCCCACTTCATCTGTAAGGACTGCTCTACTATTTTAATCTTTTCTTGGTCGAAGTCTGCTAGTGCATCGAGTTTGTTAAGAAGACTTACCCACGCCCGAAAACCAAATCCGTGCATTTTACTTTTTAGCCGATAGTTAAGATAATCCAACACAACTATAAGTAACTCATCATGATATCGGTTCATGGCTTCGTCTACACATCGCTCGTATAGATTTACTTTTTTCTTTGGTTTACTTTCTACTGTATCATCTGTATCAAATAGTCTCTTTCTTATTGGTTTATTTGTTTCAGTTTCTTGGATATTTTCTTGGGATGTTTCAGGGGAAGACTCGTCAGAGTCACCATATACGTTAGTATATGGTCTACTATTAGTTCTTAATTCTTCAGTACTTAATATATTAGTATTTACTTGTGTGTGCTTTACCAGTTGTGGATTTTCAACAACTGGCTCTTCACATTCTAGTTCTTTAGTTTTTCTTGTAAAATCTTCGGGCTGACGTTCTTCATAGATGGTATATTTCCAATCTCGAATAATACCGTTTTCTCGAATAGGTTCACGTTTCAAGTAGCCATTCTGTTCAAGTTCCCTAAGAGCGTTTCTTACAACAGTGTCTCCGTCACTTGACATTTGTTTTAATCCAGCGATTGAAAAATTCCAAGTACTTGGTCGTGACAGCATTGTAGCCAACAGCCCTTTGGCTTTCCACGAGAGTTGTTTGTCTTTGAAGATGCCGTTATCAATGACTGTGAAGTTCTTTTCTTTAGTCACCTTAACAAAGTTTGTGCTCATCATAAGAGCCCCCTTATTTGCTGGGTCGTTATACGCCCTTTTAGGTAATAAAAAACTCGCTTTACTTGGCATCAGGGTAAACCTGTCGTTCCATGCCAATACTAGCGAGTATTTACAGTTGGTCTATATCGTGGTCTGTGGGAACGAACATAGACCAACTTTTGTTTACGTTAACAACATTAGTATAAACGATTTTTCATGTTTCGTCAATAGTTTCTGGAACTTCAATTTCTTCTCTGCTGATTTCCTTTACGTCACCCCAAAACAGACAGTATTCCGCATCATCATCAAAGCACGCCAAGTACGGAGAAGACATACCATACACAAACTGAGGCATATCAAAACTCTGCACGGTCTTACCCTTGAAGTCTCCGCTAATTACTTCTAGTGTGTATAACGTTACGGTCATTTCTCATCATCCCTCTCTGTCCCTTTGTATGTTGGTATAGGGAACCAAGCGTCAATGTGACCAACTTCATACTCAAATCTAACGGTTTTCCAAGGCACAAACACATACTCACAGGCAGGCTTTTCAAAGCATAGGTGGACAACTACGCGCTCACCATCTTCTGCCGTCGGCAGTCTGTCAGAACACTTTACCCAACCGTCGTGTAGTCTTTCTTTTAATGCTTCGATAGCCATGTCACAGGCTTCTGTCCATTTTGAGTTTCCACTATTAAACATCTGAACATGAATTGCATTGATGCAATCTATTGCTTCTTCTCTTGTCATTTCTCGTCACCTTCTCTCAAAACACTTCCAACCACCTTCATACTCTTTCTTGAGGGGCTTACTTTTAGCCAGTGTATAAAAGCCATCTAAACCTTCAACCTGAATACAGTTACAGAAGATATAGAGTAACTTGTCGGTATCACGATGTAAGTGACGTTCTTTATACTGTTTCTTGTAATGTTGCATCGGCATATCTTCAGACCACTTGCCCTTATTGTACGCCTTACCTGCCCCTATCCAGTCACAGACCATCTCGACTACGTACTTGTACGGCATCTTAACAAGAATTAAACTGCCGTTACTCGCATAATCAATCCAATACTGCCAGTGATGAGGGTTGTGACCCATGTGGTGTTGCCACGCCAAAGAGTACCCCTTCTTAATCTTCTCAGCCTTAATCGGACTGCGGTTACCCTGAAAATACTGGGCTGACGAATTAAACTCTGTGAGACTGAACTTTGACAGGTCGTGTTTCAACCCCTGCCAACCAATGCCACAACGTCTACACTCTTGAAACACATACTTCTTGTGTCTCATTACGGTTATGAAGTGTTTCATTCGATTTCCCATCACTTCTTCTCTCGCTCCTTCTCAAGTAATGCAACAGCACCGTCTATTGCTTCCATAAACTCACAGTCACGACAGGTTAAGCCCCACCGTTTCATAGGACACATATCGAAGCAAGGTAAGTCGTCTTTGAGCATTCTGATAATGTCTTCGCGTGTCATACTTCTTCTTCTCCGTCAATTTCCCAACAGCAATTATCAAGTACCTGCTGTTCATAGTCTTCCTGCACCGCGTCACGGATTTCGTCTTCCGTAGCATCGTCAGGTACGTCTACGTAGTAGTCATCTTCTGCTCCGACATAACCGCCGTACTGAATTGTATAATGTATTCTTCTCATAGTGCTTACCCCCTTACAGTATAAACATTGCTACTTTGTTATTCGGATAGATTTCGTTGTCTCCGTTCTCGAAGTAGAGAATGAGATATTCGTCGTACTCGTCCTTGTCGCAAACCTGCTCAAGTGCCTTGGCTTCTTTACCGCCCTGTACGATTTGCCACTTGGTGATACCATTCTTGTAAGTGAACTCACCAACAGGCTTTTCGTCAGTGTACTTATTGTTCTCAAAGAAGAGCACCTTAACCTGTGCTTTGGTCAGGTCGTCATGGAAAAGTGTTCTTGTAAATGTCTGTACTGCCATAATGTTTAATCTCCTTTTCTACGAGTTTTACTAGGTTTTTGTTTCTTGACACCTTAATAGTACACCTAATGTTTTTTCTTGTCAACACATTTTTTTGAAAATTCGAAAAAAGTTTAGTCAGTTAATGTCCACTTAATTCTATGCTCTAAACATTTACGGCAATCATACCCGTAGAACTCCTGACAACCGTCAGTGAATGGGCACGTGTCCCATTTGCTCTCGGCTAGGTGCAGTATCCGCTCTTTCTCACTACGCGTGCACGAGATAAAACACTGCTCATTTGGTTTGATTCGTACACCACCAAGGGCTACATAGGGGCTATCCCAACAGGCGAACATTTGTGGTCGGAATATGTTACGACCATCACACACAGTTATACGCGATGGCTCAAAAAATTTCTCTAAGTTCATACAGTTCCTCGAATAAAAAATTCACCCAACCGTTTTAAGTGGTCGGGTGAAAAAACAAACATGATATGCGCGTCTCATATAAGGGTGAATAACAAGCATTCTACGTGTTCAACAGTCACGTTTGCGGTCTAGTCCGTATAGTTCTTGCAAACACCACATATATTATACTATACAGCGTTTGAATTGTCTATCGACCACTTTTACCGTATACGCGGTTAATGTCCGCGATTTGGTTTTCGCACTCCTGTACGCATGTATCCCACAGAGCCGCACGTGCTTTCTGCACATCCTCTTCGGACATGCCGTCAGGAATTACACGCTCTTCGCACCATTCCACGGTGTAGAAGTTGTTGTCGATTTTCACGCTCATACGATTTGTGGCTTTGATAGTTGTTGTTCTAGCCTCCATATTGTTTAGCCCTCCCCTTTATGTGCGTTGATAACTACTATCGCAATTAAAACGAGCAATGTAATCAGTGCCCCTCCTATTGCAGAAATTAAACAAAGCGCCCAAGTTGGTACATACATTAGTTATCACCCTCTTTCTTTCTAGTTCCAATTACTTTGCCCATATCCAGTAAACGTTGTCTGTGAGGATACTTCTCAGTACCTACTTTCGCGTCACGAATATGTTGCAATATGTTCATGATAGACGCATTGGTTGTACCAAGCGCCTCAGCACATTGGTCATAACCGTATCCCTGTTCACGTAAAGACAACAGACGGTCAATGTTGTAATCATCCCATCTTACATAGGATTTGCTACGCGGTGCATGTGGCTTTTTAGTAACGGTCTGTGTTGACGATTCTCTCTCAGCAATAAACCGCTTTGCCATTGCCACTACTTCCGTATCGCTCATAGGTTTACGGCTTACCCAGTTCCGAAGTCTCTCAAGACATTCATCACAGAAGTAAAACTCTTCACCTAGGATAGTAACGTTCGAAGTCACCTCAACTGCCTCTTTTCCGCACTTGTTACATACTAGCACCTGTTTGCTTATCAATGCCACGATTTAGCCCCCTTTCTGATAAAATTTACTCGTCATTCTTTTTAACGTACCGCTGTGTTACCGCGCCCATGATACCGTTGCGCCCTTGAGGCAGAGAGCACTTAAACTGAATAAGTTTGTCAAGGTCATCTCTTTCCCAGTATCGTGTGTTTCGGTTACCAACACGTTTATAGTTCGGTAGCAACTTAGCCAGTTCATGGTTAGGGTTCTCCTTCTTCCATTTGTACCAACTGCCAATGGTCTGAACACTACTACCAATCATCACAGCGACTTCCTGTACGTTAAGTAAATTCTTCCCCACTATATCACCTGCCTTTAACATTAAGAATTGTAATTACGTACTTGTCTGTAAGATACACTATTCCTAGGTATTCTAGGTTACAAACATAGTATAGCACTCAAAATAAACATTGTCAACATTGTTTTGCTGTGCGTGGAATAAAAAACACGCCCCCAGTGGAAGGAGAGGCGTGCCAGATAAGAGGATTTGTCTATGGAATTAACTTCTAATCGCACTTATAGTATATCACTTACTAGTCTTGCTGACAATCGGGTTCAAGAACAATTTTTCTACGTTTATCCAACAGATACACATAGTCACACTGTTTGCACCGCCAGCCCTGCTGAGGCACCCACTCAAGGTAGGGTTGATTACAGTGGCTACATTTGCCCTCGGATATCAGTTTGTATGAATGTGTTTTTATCATTTACTCACCTCGTAACTTTGCTATGATGTATGCCAATTCGTACTTATTAAACAGTATAGGTTGCTCTCTGTCCTCCTGATAGGCACAGGCAAGGAAGACCTTGCACTTATTGATTACGTCCACTCTTAACAGTTCGTCGAATTTAGCGTCCATGGCAGTGTACCTCCGATAGTTTTATTATAAACCATTCAGACTTGGTACACTACCTCTATCTCACGTCCTCTTGACCATCGTTCAAACAGACATTGCGGAACTACCCACGCGCAGTCATCTTGGGACAGTTCCACGCGGTAAGGTATCACATTCCACGACACCTTACTATCTTCGATTTTATTCTCCTCAAGGAACTGTTTTAGTATAGGACGACATTGGGCAGTATTAGAGCACAATATAACGTAGTCCATCAGTTCTCCTCACACTCGCGGACTTTTTCAATGAGAGACTGTTCAGTCAAAACGTCAGAAATGCGACATTCCAGCGCACAACAGAGTTTAGCCAGTGTGTCGATTTGTGCACTATTTGTAGAACGCACGTCGTACTCAAGTGCTTTAATAACGGTATGGGATACGCCTGACACTTCCTCAAGTTGCTTACGTGTCCACCCTTTGTTAAGTCTCTTCTGCATCAGATTGTTGTTCATTGTTATTCTCCTTTTCTTGTTTTGGTATTTTGATATCACCCACCCAGTTCACACGGTCATTAAAGATTGAGTTACACTTTGGGCACTTTTCCACTAATGGCAGGTCTTCAGTGAACTCTATGATACACCCACAAACAGGACAGATATATTTATCACCTATACCTAATATGGTCACGTCGTTACGTTCGTGGGCGTGCGCCTTAGCGTGTGCCTCTTCGAACGCCTTATCGACCATAGGTTGTCTAAACCAGTTCTCAAAGTCTTTAAGGCAGTCATCGCATAAGTCAACGGGTAACGCTACAATAAGAGCGGATTCATCTGGGTTACGCATACCTAACTTACAGTCATCTATCGTGTACTCGTTAAACGTATACTCTTTCTTACATCGGTCACATCTGAATAACCTCATTGGCTCTCACCTTCTTCCAACTTTTTCAGCCACCTATCGCAAAGACCGATGATTTTCTGCATCTGTTCATGGTGTTCTCTGTATTCTGGACAGCATGGACTTGGAATATCATAACCCCAACACATCTCTCGGATTTCCTTAATGGCTTCTTTTGCCACATTATTCATTCCTTGTCACCTATCTCCTTCTGTATAATAATCCAATAGTCTCCGCCCCTTACTTCATAGTCTTCTTCAATAACTTTGTAATTCATACCTTTCTTCAAAAACGCTTCATTTATTGTATTAAGAATCGTGTCTCTTTCCTCTTTGCTCATTATGCGGCTTTTATAACTCATTCAGAATCACCCCACATCCTCATCTATTGCAACGATGGACTTGATGTTTCTTATCGGGAACCACGCAACTTGTTCTCCGAACTTGTTGACGATTATTGCCAAGTCGTCTGTCCACGTCAGGTTATTCCATGTATCCGAAGCGTACGCCATTTTTGTATTATCAATAAATGTGATTTCGAGCATTAACTTCATTCCGAATCACCTGCCTTCCATCTTCATCATTTTATCGGCTTTATCGTGTTCAGCGATAATTCGAGCCAACTCAGATGGGTACTTCTTGGATTCTATCTTAGCCTTAACGAGTTCAATAGCGATGTTCAGTGCTTCTAAGATTTCATCATCATGACGAACCAAGTCACACACCTGACATTCTCTATCGCAGATATTAGCCCTCTTAACACACTCTTTCTCGTTCTCAAGAACTTCGATTACTGTTTTGTATTCCATTTTTTCACCTCATCCTGTAACATCTCTTCTGTTATATACTCTTTGCAGTTGTACTTACGGTTACGGCACACAGAATAATGGATACACTTCTTACAGTGCGCCTCAAGTATCTCGTCATAGTCTCCTTCGACCTTCTCTTCAAATACGAGAATGAGACCATAAATCACGGCGAGTGCAAACAATATGACAAGAACACCCGCCTCAGCCATTGTCTTTCTCCCCCTTCTCAGGTTCGTCTTTCTTTTCTTCCTTCGGCGGTACTTGAGGTTTTTCTTCTTCGTCCTTCTCAGGGTTACCGAAGAGTGCGTCTTCCATTTCCTTAAGTACTTGCACCTGAAGGGTCAAGGCGTCTTTAGCCGACTGCGAGGCGTTCTCTGGGTCAATGTCTGCCTCAAGACAGGCAATAATTGTGCCCATTGCCGCAAATCTCATCTGATTATGCATGACCTTCTTTACGTACTTTCTGTACAGTTCTTTTGTGAGATAAATACCACCATCAGTTTTGAGTTCCATAAATTAGCCCCCTTTCAAAACCTGTCTTCGTTAGCACCGCTAACATTGTAACTTGCGCAATACGGGCAGAGTTTCACTGTACCCTCTTCACCGTCCGCTTCAACGCGCTCCAACATTGCCTCTTCTTCTGTGAAAATGCGACCACAGTCGTGGCAAAACATCATTTTTTAGTTCCTCCGTTCTGTGAGTTTTTTGTTTACGAGACCATAGTATCACATAGACACTCGCGTGTCAACACTAATTTTGAAAAAAAATTAAAGTCGGTCAACAATTTTGCTAACCGACTCTAGGTGTTCACTCCTTGTACATAGTCTGAAGAGTTTTTATATAGGCTGATTTATCTATCTGTTGCTTGTGAACGTACTCATACACCGCTAACATATCAGCGGGCGGTTCGCCGTGCTCTTCTCTATAATCCTTAATGATATCTACCACACAGTCATGTAACATCTTAACGTGTTCCATTTCTTGAGTAGATATATTATACAGAGTCTTAGACAGGTCTGGGTATTCAGATTTATACTCAAGAGCCATCTTGATATAACACTTTGCACCTTTCAGTTCGTCTTCTATCTCTTCAGAAAGTCTTTGTATTACCTTCATATATGCCCTCCAATCTCACGCCTTAACTACTCTCATGGATACGTTCTGTACGTTACCAGCGCCCTCAATAAGCACGAGTGTAAGGTTATCGGCGGAATCACAGCAGTTCTGTCTTAACGTAGCGTTGATAGACAGTGTTGTCGGGTCACCTGCCGTAGATACGGAACCATAGGCAATAGCGCTTGGTACTTGGACACCGTTGTTATAGAGCGCCACTGTAACTGCCCCAACTGCCGTGGGAGCGACTGCTACATCAGCGTCTACCGTATAGTAACCCCCGCCGTTAACTTCTATGCCGTTACCTGAAAGACGAAGATTACAGCCGAACCTGCGCTGTGTGCTACCAAGAGCAATAATACTGTCTGCGGCTACCGCCTGTGTGGACTGATTAGCCACTTGAATTAAACTTCTGCTCATAATTAAAATCTCCTTTACTTAGTATTTTGTAATTAAAAAATAGAGAGCGCAATTTTACTTACGCCCTCCGTATATAGCCTCGTCAAAAGGACGTTAATTAGATGTTATTGCAACCAAGACCGAAAATCGGTGGGAATGCGCCCGCTCCGTATGTCCAAGAGTTCGGGAATTTAAGCATTCCTGAAGTTGCCTGTGCCAACTGAAGTTGCGAGACTTGAGCCTGAAGCGCTTCGATTTTGTTCTGCGAAATCATGTCTTTTACAGACTGGATTTGCGATGTGAGATTAGCGTTCGTAGCCGCGTCTCTCATAGCGCCGTCGTAGTTAGACTGCATAATCATCTGCTTCGTTGTGCAACAACACTCGTTCTGATTTGCAAGAGCATTTGCCTGACCTACACGAAGGTCAGAGATGTCTCTAGCAGTTTCGTTGTACAGACTCTGCATAGCCGCAAGGTTATCGTGGAAAGTCTGATTCGTAGCCGCAACACTCTGTGCTGTGCCTGCATTTACTGCCGCAAGAATGTCTCGTGTCTGCGCCTGAAGATTCTGATTGTCGAAACCTCTCTGAACTTCATTAGAAGTAGCAAGATTCTCATAACCGAGGGCATTAGCAAGACCGTTATTGCCCCAGTTACCGAAACCGCCACCCATAAGGGCGAGAATAGCGAACAGCCAAATCATACCGTTCCAGCCACCCATACTATCGTTGTTCAGAAGAGCAACGTCAGATGCCGTTAAAGAACCGTCCATAAGTTTACCTCCTTTTACTAGTGTATATAGATACTCCACCCGTACGCCGTGGTTTATCTCAACTGATTAAGAATATAGTTTGGGTCTTGACCCGTTTTCTGCGCTAACTCGTAGTAGGCTTTCTCTAAGTCGCCATTATTGTTCCTAATAGCGGTTAAGATATCATTAGCCTTTGGGTTTTGAGAAATTGCTTGTTGTAGATACGCCTGTGGGTTTGTCATTTTTTGGACTCGTTGAAGCATTTGCTTCAGTGGTTGTGTTTGTGGACTCACCATACCGTTTAACAATGGGTTCATACTTATCCTCCAATCTCTTTAGTCTATTGTTTATTTCTTCCAAGGTACTTGCCAAGGCTTCTTTCTCGGCAAGCGCTTCGTCTTTGTGAGGTGTAATATCAAATGCCGAAGCATTAACGTTACCAAGACCGTCTGAAACGCATCTCCACACAATAGGTTGCGTTTGGTCAGCAATTAGTACTGACGAGTTAGGACTCATTCTTAGTGCGTCAATACTGGCTTTGCCATTAGCCTGCAATATCTGTTGCGGTGGCAATACATTCTGATAACTTGTTGGATAACCTGTAAAGTTCGGATACATTTTTATTTACCTCGTTTCTTTGTATGGTGTAAAGTATACGTGAACGAAGTACTCTCTGAATAGTAACAAAACAGACGATTTTCAGACGATTTTCAGACGAAAAACAGACGATTTTCAGACGATTTACAGTCCCCAAAGTGACCAAAAAAAGATACCCTATTTTTCAAGGGTATCTAACTTACGTTTGAATGTTCGTATTACTGTCTTTATTCTAGTTGGTGATAGGTCGTGTTTATCGGCTATCTCCTTAATACTGAGACCTACTATGAGTTTATCTCGTATGATATTTCGGTTACGTTCTGCCCTAAACCCGACTACGTATTCGTTAATGAGTCTTTCTATATCGGATACGGTATTCATGTGTCCGTACCCAAATTCTTACAAATGGTCGCCCACTCGTCAGACAAAAAGAACCCCTTAATAACACCAGTCTTTGAACGAATTGCCATCTTACCCATCCAAAAGTTAAACCTCTCTTCATCAGGGTCAGTGTCCATGATGCCCTTAAAAAGAGCGGTCACAAAATCTTTATCCGAATAAGTCTCAAACAGGTCACTCAGATAAAACTCGATAATGGTATCTTCTACACCCTTTTTGGTCATTGAGTCACGGAACCACTCTTCTTCCTCATTTCTCGGATATCTGTTAATCGTCTTCTTGTAAAGTCTGTTGATAAACTTCTCAAGTTTATTAGTCTCTGCCTTTGCCATATCATTATCCTTTCAGTAGTTTATTCCATGTGGCTACTCCGACCACACCGACGTTCTTAATCTTGTTCTTTTTCTGGAAATCTGAGACTGCTTCAAGGGTCTTATTCCCAAAATGCCCGTCAACAGTAAGTTTATAGCCCTGTAGGTTAAGGCAAGACTGAAGGACTTTTACGGCAAGACCTTGGTCGCCTTTCTCTAACACCTCAGCGATAGGTTTACAATACCTCTTCTTTTTCTCTGGTTCTTCTAGGTACTGAATATCTGGGTGTTTCAGCCACTTTGTCCACGGTCTGTCGCTTACCCGTGTCTTTACCGTACCATACGTATGTCCGCGCTCCTCAATGACCCAACCATTGCCTACGTAAATGCCCACATGACCTTTCTTCCATACAATAAGTCCCTTAATCTCTGGAATGGAACTGATATCACCCTTTACCGTGGCTTTTGCTTCGAGCATATCTGCGGAAATATCATACTTTGAATTGTACTTGCTCGGTGTCGTTGGTTCTTTCACATAACCTTCTGCGTCAATCGTAGGGTTCATGAGGTAGCCCTTTATGAGACCTATGCAGTCATGTACCTTACGACCGTATTGTTCTACGAAGGATTCCTTCGACCACTTCTCATACTGCTCTTTATACTGCCTACGTTTCTCCTGATAGAGTTCTTCCGAGGCTACGTTGCCCCACGTCCCGTACCAGTAGGGAGACATATAGTTCAGCATTGCCTCAGCATACTTTACCAAACCAAGATTAGTAAACATAGTTTAGCCCACCCTTTGCTCTAAATTTTCAATTCTTCTGTCTAAATTCTCAATATTTGCTTCTACGGCAGGTAACCGTTCAGCAAAATTGTTGTGTCGTTTCACTTCTGCCGTCAAGTTGTCTAATTTGGTGTTGGTTACAGCCTGTACGATTTCGATGTTCTTATTAGCCTTGGAAAGACCGACAATAACCGTGATAATCGTACCAATTAAAGTAAACACACCTGTAATAATAGCAGTAACGACACCTTCACTCATCTTCGCTCTTGACCTCACCTAAGTTAATTTGCTTATCTTTGTATTTGATATTGGAAACACAAAGAATTGCACCCAAAAAGACTTGGACATAAATAATCTGACTTGCGATTTCTGCCCCATAAGGGATATTCCACAAGTTGAAACTGCTCTCAATCAGTTTTGCCAAGGCAGGCAGTAAAATGATTGCTACCCACTTCAATGCGTCATAAACCTTGTTTGACATAGGTCTTTCTCCTTTATTCGACTTGATTATATCACAGAACATGATATAATAACAATACAACTAAATACCATGAGAATGCTCAAAAAGAAATACCACTCACCGTTACAAAGCCTTGCACGATGGGTGGTTTTCTTGTGGTTACGACTGTGAGCCTTCCTGTATGGTGTACTCAATTTGCATCATCTGTGAAGACGACTTCGTAACTGGGTCATCGAGCACGTTTATAGAAGATAAAAAGAATTTGACTAATGCGTTACCTTGTGCTGTATTTCGTGATGTATCATCAGAAGTGTGTTTATTATTGAAGTAACAAGATGCCCCGTCCCTAAATAACATAGAGTAATTCTTGTAAGAGTAATAGCCAGTTGTACAGCCCATAGAGTTCTGACGCTTAATCGGATACACCTTATCGGAGTTAATGATATAGTTGTTGCCAAGAATGAGGTCTTCGCTGATAATCAGTGGGTTAGCGAACTGGTCACCGTTGACAAACGGAGAACAAAGACCACCATTATCAATAACAATACTACCTTCACACTCTGTCCAGTCCGCACTGCTCGTGATATTCAACTTATAGAACGTTGTGCCCATTGTTGTCCCATTAGTTCCTGTACCCTTGGGGAAATACAGATACGTACCATCAAAGGGGAAGATTCTCATAGAACCCTTCAGACCGCCAATAGACCCCCTATACAAACTTACACCAGTATACGATACACTCGTGGAAGTTACTGTCATGTCAGACTTGGCTATCTTATCAATAGCGAGAGTTGTAGCATCAGAAGCATAGAACCGATAATAGTAGGTCGAATCATCAGCAAGGCAGTAATTCGTTACACTAGTGATGACTGCTGTCCTAGCCGTCCCAACCTGTTGCCAACTACGCGCATTACGCATAATACCAAACTTAGTGAAGTCGTGTCTCATGGTAAACTCCTTGAACGATGTATCAGACACGATGACGGTCTTCATACTCTGACCATCAGAGGAAATGGTAAACGGGTACTGCTTGCTGATTTCTTCTGTCCACGAGTTATTATAGTTTGTATCACTACCAATACTCGAAATAGGAGAGTATGTATCGTCAAACGGTTTCAACCCCATATTGCCGAGAGTGTCGGGACAAAGACAAACGGTGGAAATCGTGCCGTTTCCTTGGTTTGTAGAGAAGTCCCACACGAACTTCACATATGTATCGTCGTAATGAGTAAGACCCGTATTCAGGCTTCCCCTTAACGTAGAAGCGGTGGTATTTGACGTATCTCCTGCGTGTGCCACCAGTGGGTTTGTCTCATCACACGGCGGGTTATAGTTGTCTGCGTTCTCCGTAATCTCTTCTTGAAAGCAGAGAACCCCTGCAAATAACTTGTATAACGGAAACATGACGTTGAACTGAGCAAGCCCACAATAATTGTGCGCGAGAATATCAGCAACTGCGTTCGTAATAATATTATCACTTTCAGTTACTTTGACTTCGCCTGTGTTAACGTCGGTTAACGTGATTTTAGCATGACCTTTCAAAGGTATCGGTTCACCTTTAAGATAAGCCGAAACGATTTTGTCTACTAATGATAATTTACCCATATCGTTCTCCTTTCTTATGTCGAAGCCTTGGTATACTGAATAATAACACCTTTTATGTCGAAGGCTGTTTCTGAAAATATTTTGAATGTTCCGTTATCGTTTTTACCTGCAAAAGACATCCATGCTTTATGCGATGGGAGAAACGCCTTTGTCCCGATGAAAATATCTTCATTTCCTGCCAGTGAAACCGCAGAGATGCTAGTCCACGAGCCACGAGTAAGAGTTACATTTGACTGAAACATAATCGTCTTCTCATAGATTGTGCCTCCATCTATCCAAGTGCCGACCACCTGCTCAGAGGTAGAGTAGTGGACAGCAGGCACGCCCTGCGAAGTCCACGTTCCAGAGCCAGCGGTGTCGGCGTTTTTGGTGTATCGGATGGTGATTCTGTATGTGCCGCCGTTCACTTCGTTGGTAGTGAACAGTTTCAGAGTATTTGACGTGATGTGTAATCCACTCTGCCAGTTCGTCGCACTCGGCAACATGCCGAAAGCCATCTGTGAACCAGTCGTTTTTGCCACCATGCCTACACCGCTAACCATCGTAATAGTGGTTTGACCAAAATCCTCGATGGTCTGCTGAGTTGATGAAATAGTACCAGTATATGACTTTTCGTATAGCGGCTTCCCATCCGTCCACACGCCAATTTCTCGCTCCGTAAGAGAGCAGATTTCGGGCTTCACAAAACAGCCAGTCGTTCCCGAGTATTTAACCGAGTTAAAATATATCTGTCCCATTATTCGCCCTCCTTATGAAATCTTGGTGTATCTCAGAGTGAACACCCAAATCATTTCGCTATTGCCGTCATTGTAAATCATACTTGCATTGTATGTTGCATCGAAGTAAATGAATGGTAACCCATTATATGCAGGTGGGGTGTTGTGGTAGTCCTTCTGAATCTGAACTCTAGCATAAACACCAGAAGCAGATGCAATAGGCAACGGCATCGACCAGATATTTTTTCCATCTGCTGGATTTGTGTTTATCATTTGAGCATCAGAAATCATTATGTACTTGTAATTTACACCGCTTTCAAGAACAAATACTCCTGTCACTCGGGTTGCGTCCTGTGAACCGCCTTGCATATCAGAATATGCGAAAGTGAACACCTTTTCATATAGCGTATCATTCCCCAGTTTCCCGACAATTCTTTCGCTTGCGTCCACCTGCGGAATAGCATGATACTGAATAGCCTGTTTAAGAACCGTTGGTGGCATTAGTCGCCCTGTCGCCACTGTCGCCGTTTCCGCTTCTGCCTGTGTCATGTTTGAGTATGAGTAAAAATAACTCATTCCAGACCATACCCAGCAAGAGCCGTCAAAGACATAAAACGAGTATCGATTAGCAACACCCAACACATTGTTATTGCTTAACGTATAAGTGCTGGTATTGTAATACACAGGATAAGCAGTGCCACTATTAACCGAAAATGTTGCGTTGCTTGCCGTGTTGCTATTCGCAAACTTAATCGCAATGGTCACACCCTTCTCCAATACGAAATTCTGGTCAGAAGAAACCGTGATAGCCTTTGCCGCTGTTCCTGCCGCAGTATCACACGTCCCGATATAAATGCCCTTCGGGACGACTGTATCAGCGTCCGTGATAAAGTACATCGTGCCGTTATTCTTCTCTTCGTCAGTTAACTGGTCATATTCTGCCTGTGTCAGTTCGGTGCGAACAGCGGACGGAGCGTGATAGTCAATAGCGTGTTTTAATATTGTCGGTTGAATTGTTCGTCCTGATGTTCCTGTTCCTGCTTCGGATTCGGCTTCGGTCATGTTAGAATACGCAACATACGAACCATAACTTTGCCATACCCAATAAGAACCATCAAAAACATACAGTATATTTTTATTTGCTTGACCAGTAACGCCTGTTGTTCCTGCAGTATAGACGCTAGTATTATACCATATCGGATATGCAGTTCCATTGTTTACGGAGATAGTCACGTTTGTTGCGCTGTTATTATTTGCAAATTTTACATTTATGGTCGTGCCCTTTTCCAATACGAAATTCTGGTCGGAAGATACTGTGACCTGTTTTGCAGACTGGTCTCCTGCGGTTGAACAAGTACCGATATATACACCCGAAGCGGACGAACCACCGCCTCCTGCTCCATTCACCCACTTCGAGGAAGTGGCATCGTACACAAGAGCCTGCCCATCTGTGGGAGACGAAAGATTAACGTCGGTAAGTCCAGATAACGTAGAAGAGCCTCCACCGCCACCAGTAGAGACTTCTACCCAAGCATTCGAAATCTTGATGTACAAGTTCGTTATAGTCGTACTTCCGCCACTTGTAGAATACTTCACAAACATATCGTTGTTCTTGCCATCAGCCGCAGTCGGACTGTTCGTGCTTACGAGAATACTGTCACACGTAGCAAAGGCATTGCTGATACGTTCTTCAAGTCCGTTCATGACAAGTGCCGCAAAGGGGTCACCTTCAACGGTCACAGTACCTTCTTCTCTCGTAACGGTTACGGTTAATGTCTTTTCCTGCTGGGTGTCTGGGTCTATCCAACTGAGAGTACGTCTATTCGGGTAAGTACTCTGTCTATCAGCCCATAATTTACTTACGTATGTTGCCATTATTCTTCCTCACTATTCTGCTCTGCCTGCCAAACGCGCCCCAAATCGACCATAATGTTGAATAACTCATCGTTATCAAGAACATGGTCATACGGTATCGTTTTTTGCTCTTGGTCATACACATAGAACCGCAGAGTATATGTGCCTGCTTCTTGTGTCAGTTTGTAAATACTTGCCTCTACTGATTTAGATATATAGGTCATAACAGTACCCCGTCTGTTCCACAGTAATAGCCTTCTCCACAGAAGTTGATGTGGTCGCCATACTTTATCGTTATTGTAACACTTTCAGTAAGATTTTGCACTACGGCAACCTCTGATATAGGCGCTACTGTCTCTGTAATGGAATCTGTAATAGGTGAGTATTCTGTAATACCGACCGCACCCTCTGTAATCGTACCCATATCCATCTCTGTGATATAAGCATTGATAGTGTCGATGAAGGTAAGCAGACCACCCCAAGAATCCGTAGCCACAAGGTTCTGACCAAGTAATGTACCACGAAAAGACTGTTGTGCTATCTCTATCGAACCCTTAAGTACCTTAATCCATACTTCCCAAATGTGTGCCGACTGTTCGGTGACTACAGCAGAATAGAACATAGACAGAATGTGGTCGCCACTTAAATACTCATCTTTGGGAGAGTACTCGATGTCACCACCGTCAAGTTTATACATGACCTGTATCTTAACGTCACCTTTATGTGTCGTGTTCGCTGTCCATACCACGGCATGACCATTACTGTCAAGAACTGTAACGGGGTTACCTTGACTATCCACAGGAGTTACGGTCACAGGTACGCTTATATTACTTGCAATCGCCTGTAACAACGCCTCACCAAACCAAAGTACTTCTGTATTGCCAATGGTACTGAAAGCGATACGGCAGAGTCGGGACGGGTTGTCATTCACACCTAAAGTGATATCAGTCTCGTTCGTTACACTATACATAACGATACGGTTAGCCGTATTTGATACCGCTGTCTTTCTTGAAGTACCCTTTGTGGTAGAAGTACGACTTGCCTTATCCTCACCAGCACAACGAATAAGAGTGTTACCGTTGTACGCCCATGTAACTTCCGTTACGAGCATTTCATATTCACCGTCTTCAGCGACTACTTTCACACGGTCACCACACTCAATGGTCGGTTCACTCCACATGGTAATCTGACCAGATGTGTACTCGTACTGGGAAATAAACGTGAATAAGGCGTCAGTACGCGCCTGTAAGCCTGAAGACGTGCCAAAATCCCACGCGGCAGAATCTCCAAGGTCATAGTTCGTCATTGACGGTGTTGTTATTACAGGGGAAGAGAACTGACCCTTCATGCCTGAAACGGACAGAGACTCGAACGACGTAGGGTAACGGTTATGGGAGAAATCTTTACGGTTACCAAGGTTAATCGTCGTATCCACAGAAAGATGATAAGTACACACCTTCCCCATAGTTGTAGCAGGTTCACCTTGAATAAATACGCCTATCATCTGACATACGGTATTCACGATATCTCTGTAAGTTTCACAGTTGTTCTCTGCCTGACTTAACTGTAAGGTACTGATTACATTCGGTAACGAAGCAAACTCGGAAGGAGTAGACCCGTCAGACGGTACATCGATTACTCTTTCTCCCAAGGCGTTATTGACTGCATTGAGAATTTGAAACGGTGTGCCCGTAAACACCTTCGACCCGATAGGCTGGCTCAGTTTGTCTAGGTTACAATACGCCGTAATACTTGCTATCTTCGGTGTTGTCTGCTCTATCTCATCGATAAAGAACTTATGGTGTGCCACGAGTTCTTCTGAGTTCGTACCAAGAATTACATAATACTTGGATTCTATCATCGAACCCTTAAGGTTAGCATCGGCAAAATCGTATCGTAACTGTACAGAAAACTGTTGTTGCATAGACGTACCGATAGCAATTTGATTACCGTCAGAGTTGATTTTCGTAATAGACACAGACGACGGTACAATATCCTCATCGGTAAACGTAAGCACAGGGGCAGAGTTAGAAGGGGTTATGACCACTTCCATTCTGTCATTTAACGAACGACTATATAATTTTGTTCGTGCCGCTTGGCTAATCGGTATCATGCTCTTACCTCAACACTCGATAATGTTAATCTTATAGTTGCCCCACTTGCCAGTTTTGGTGCTCTTCCACGTAATCTGTAACTTGCTTCGGTAACACTCAGTAGTTTTAGGCACACTCGAATTAAGCCTGCTGGGACGAGTAAACTGAAACGTATCATGTCCTTCAAAGATATTCTCCATGTACTGCTTCTCTTCTTCAGTAACTGTGCCGTAATCTAACGTCCACTTGCCCACCTTACGACGTACTACGTGTCTGTGCATATACCCAGCCTCATCACGACCTGTATCTGAAGCGTCAATGTCCTCATAGTTGAACGTAGGTTCAGCAAGAGGTACAAGTAACGGTGAATCATTTACCTTGAATAAGTTAGTTGTCGGTCTCATGTGTACCCCCTCATTCTGTTCATCTCATTGTTATAACGGTTATTGGCTTCACCAATAGCACGGTAACTGATAACCGCTGTTGTATCTTTTTCTTGAATTGCCTGTACGACGGCTTCGAAACCAGCCATCATACCTTCAAGTTGCTCAAACATAACTTCGGCTACCGCCTGTTTAATCGTATCAAGAGGTGCCTCAATGTTCGTACCCGTCTTCTGGTCACCAAGAATAGCCATGAACGGTTGGTTCGGCGGTAAGACGGCACCTTCTGCCAGTGCTGGTACATGGTACTTAGACAGGTCGATTTCACTAATACGTTCAAGGTCAGGTCCTGGAATCCAGTCTGTAGCAAACTTAACACCATCTATCATACCGTTCATCACAGCGATAAAACCGTTAATCAACATCTGACAGCCATCGATAAAGCCATTGATGATGTTCTGAGTGATAAAGTTAATTACACCCTTGATGATGTTACTCAAACCATTCCAGACCATCTCACCGATATCACGAATCTTCTGAAATGCCGAGATTACACCGTCTTTAATGTTGTTGAACTGTTTAATCACGACGTTCATAATAGACGAAACAAGGTTCACAACTGTAGTCTTAATCGTATTCCACGCAGTCGATGCCCCAGATTTGATACCTTCCCAAATAGAAGAGATACCACTCTTAATGTCATTGAAGATACCAAGAATATTGTTCTTCAGGTCTTCGAACAGACCCTTAACGGCATCCCAAATACCCTTTAACCCGTCAAAGAGACCAGCAATGAGGTCAAGACCAATGTCCATGAACACCTTAGACGGAGACGCAATACCAAATGCGGCACACACACCATCGACCATAGGTGCTACGATGTTATCGGCTATCCACTTACCAATACCAATAAGAGCGTCCCAGATACCCTTAAGAATACCCTGAATGATATTCCAACCGACCTCATACCATGGACTGTCGGGGTCGAACGAGAAGTTATTAGAAAGTGCCTCTCCCAACGGGGCAATAACGTTATCTGTAATCCAACTACCGATACTCCACAGAGCAACAAGAGCCGCACCTAACAAAGAACCGAAACCTTCAGACAGTTTTTGAATAAGTGTGCCGTCATCCCAAACCTTAGAGAACATCTCCCCGATACCATCAAGAATATCTTGGGTCGTCTTTGCCCAGTCCGTTTTCTTGACAAAACCGATAACCATGTCAAGAATACCTTGAGCACCCTTAGTTAAGAGTGTACCAGCAGTACCGAGTATTCCTTTCCAGTCAATACCTGCAAGACCATCAGCCAGTTTTTCACCGATTTGCTTGAAGTCCGTTGTCTTTAAGAATGAGACACCACTCTGAAGAACTCCCACGAGTAACTTAGACAGACTCTCTGTGGCATGACCAACATCCATAGTCTCTATCATTGAGTTAAGACTTGTACCGATACTTACACCGATGTTATCCCAGTTTGTGTCAGAAGCAAAACCATCTATAAAATTAAAGATACCATTAAACTTATAGCCAAAGTACTCACCAAGACCAACCCAATCGACCTTATCGAACATACCGTTAATGGCACCAGCGAGTTGTTCACCGATACCAGTGAAGTTCGTATCACGCCAAAAATCGTGTAAGAACGTAATTCCGACATTAAAGGCACTACCAAGGGCTTCGCCAATGCTGTATCCGAGTCCATCAACAGAAACGATACCGTTGATAAGTGTAGACAAAGACTTGCTTAACTTGGTTGCCCATTTCTGACCCTCTGTATCAAAGAAGTCAGTGGCTTTTTCCATACCAGACTTCAGACCTTCACCGATAATCTGACCCACTTCAGTAAAGTCTGCTTTCTTCCACGCTTCCTTTACTTTCTCGGCAAATTCAGAGATTGCATCAGTCGGGTCTATCGCAGTAGGCACATACTGACCAGCGCCTGCTCCTGCCCCACCACCACTGTCTTTATCAGACAGACGGTTGATTTCGTCAAAGCCCATGAGGTCTTTTGTTGCTTTCTTGGCAGACTTACCTGTGCCCTCAATACTCTTAGCATAGTCTTCTTGATTTTGGGTATACTCATAAATATACCCCTGACCAGTAAGAACAGCATTGAACTTCGCAATAGCAACCAATACGGAGTTAATTACACCTAACAGACTTGTAAGTATCGGTAAAACTACGGATACAATAGGTTGAAATGCCGTAGCAAGAGAACCCTTTATCTGTGCAAGACCTGCCTTGAACGCATTAAACTGTTCTTGTAATTCAGGTACTTGTTCTGCCATACCCTTAAAGGACTCAGTAAAGGCACTCTTCATCTTTCTAAAGAGCATATAAAGACCACGTACACCTAACATCGCCTTAATCATCTGTAAGGTCATACGCTTCATCTTGTTGCCTGCTTTATCCATACTTTTGGCGGTCTGCTTACCGAACTGTGCAATATGACCAATACCACGCTTTACCGCCCCGCCAAGTTTACCCATGACGGCAACCCCAATACTACCAAGACGTTGGAAACTGCTAATGACTTTACCTACACCGTCTGCCATTACCTCAAGGTTAGCCTTTACCGTAGATGGCAGAGATGCCAAAGCCCCACCGATTTTAGACGGCAGAGAAGAAAAAGCACTGGCAATTTTATCTGGTATTTCGGCAAATACGAAATCACCCATAGATTGAGGAATTTCCTGAAGTCGCTCTTTAATCGTCTCAAACCTTGCAGAAATAACATCTTTGGCATTTTCAGCGAAGTTAATTACGGCACTCTGTGCTGTTAAGAACCCACTGTAAATGTTCTGTGAGATAGTAGACGGTAAAGACATAAAGGCGCTTTTTGCCTGCGCCGCTAAGGCACTAAAGTCAATAGAAGCGAACTGAGCCTTAAGGTCTCCAGAACTAAATACGGTAGGTTGTTGTAAAGCACCCATCTGTGCTTCGTTTGCACGTATACCTGCTGTAAACTCTGCCGCCCTTCTTGCCTCTTCGGCAATTCTCGCCTGTTCTTCAGCAAGACGTTCAGCCTCTTCTCGTGCCCTAGCCTCCTCTTCAGCAAGTCGTTTTGCCTCTTCTTCGGCATGACGGGAGGCAGTAATCTGCTCTGTCAGTGCTGAAGCGTCACTAATAGTACCAGTAAATTTACCAGAGGTATCGATATTCTTATAAATATCAAGGTCTTCTAGGTTACCCTTACGTACATCAGTAGTTGCTTCTTTTAACTCACCGATATAATCGATAACTTCGGCACGAATAATCTTCCACGCCTCGACCTTATCGAGAAGTACTTGATAGTCTTCAGTATCTTTAGACACACCCATCTTAATAAGGTGTTCACGTTCAGCAAGGGCACGGTTAATAGAGTGGTTGATATCAGACACTTTTCGGTCAAGTTGATACCTCTCACTATCCAGTGTGCGTAATAGAATAGACTGTTGGGTGCGTTTTTGTGCCTCTTCTATGGCGATACGTGCCGATTCCTCTCGCTCTTTTCTGGTCTCGGCTATCAGTTGTCTCTCCCGCTCAATAGCATCTAACTGTGGATTAGTTCCGACAAAGTTACGGGAAACCTGTTGACTGGCTGATTCGTACCCTGCTGTACCACCTGCCGAAATTAAGGCAAACTGCTTTCTAACCGCTTCAACATTACGAAGGTCGATAAAATCCAAACCCTTCATCGCAGAGAACTTTTTAAGTTCATCTTTCAGAAGAATGAGTTGTTCTTTATAATCTAATACTTGTTCTCTTGCCGTCAGCCACGAATTATCAGACTGAGCGATTTTACCAAGAGTAGCAAGCGCCGTGGTCATTCTACGTTCGGCTGTACCAACTTGTTCAGAGAGTCCAGATATAATACTATCTAAAGCATTAGAAATAGACCGTGCATTTGTACTCGCTTCTTTCCCTACTTTGGAAAAAACCTTATCAACACGGTTAAGTATGTCTTGGTCATCAATAGTTATATCAGTAACCGCGAGACCTAACTGAATGGGTTCGGTTGCCACACCTACTCTCCCTCGTTCCACAACCTTCGTAATTCTTCATCAAACGACTTCTCTTGTTCAGTACGTTTAGTCACGAAGTATTGAGGGTTCTGTCGTTTGAAGTCCTGTTCGTACTTCTCTAACTTCTTCCCTTCTTTTATTTTACTACGAATTGTTACAATAGTCGAGAATAGACCTTCACCAATTCCCATGTAATAGCCCAGAAATGTCCACCAATGTATATAAGGCTCTGCTCTTATCTCTTTCTTGGCTACTACATTTATCGCAGATGCTATAATCTGTTGGTCTTGTTCCCAGTCAACAACGGAAGACCGTGTTTTAAGACCTATACTATCGTCTTCTCCGCAGTTAATGAACTTGTTAAGTTCCATAGACGCCTCTTTTAAGGCACTTTCAGTAGGAAAGGCTTGAGCAACGTCCTCTAAACTCTCAAACCCGTCAATAAATATAATAAGGGCAGTCATAACACGTAAAGAAATATCCAACTCGTCATCAGTAAGGGCACTAAATACATCGAATACCATACGATAGTCGCCCTTATTACGAATTGGATACTCTATACCGTTAACTGTAATTGTTGTCGGTAACTCAAACATTATTTCTTCTTAGTATACTTCTTTGTGTGCTTGGACACACGGTCTGTAACTTTTTGCATTTCGGCAGAAATCGTATCACTATAAACCTTGGAAAGACCGTTTACGATAATCTCGAACTTGAACTTACCACCTATAACATCAAATAACGTGCCTGTCGGTACGCATACAGAACAAACGTCGTAATCAAATAGTTCATTTACGTATTCTCGAAGTGCAGAATCACTCTCTTTGAGTTTTTCCTGCACTTCATTGTCTGCCAAGTCAGTTAACCCCTTAAAGAGTGTGTCGGTTTTTTCTGCGAAACTGTTAGTTCTTTCCATAATCCCCAAATCAGACGGGTCAAGATAAATAATCTTACTCTCATCGTTGTCAATACAAAAACTCTTTTTCTGAAGACCAAGAGTAATGTTTGTGATGTTTGTGTTGTTCATGCTAAAGCCTCCTAATAATCGTTAATCCCCATTACGTTGTTGTAGTTGTCGTTGTGCTTGCAGGTGTGAACTGGAAGTCCTTACCAAGAGAATCTACTGTACCCTCTGTAATGTTGTTAGACAGGTGTACCTCAATAGGCATGTTGTTGTAAGCGTCACCACCAAGAGAGGTAGGAATGATGGAACAGCCGCTATGCATTACTGTGTAATAGCCGTCCTGCGCAGAACCAATAAACGCCGTGATGATGTATACATTGAACACGTTGTTATACGCAACGATATTATTCTTCAGGGCGTGGGTAACAAGGTAAGCACCGAGAGGGGAACCACCCAGCAGATTGTACGGGTCGAAATCCTGTTGCGGTTCTGTCTTGTTCACGTCGGTATAGGTAATACCACGAACATCTGTCATGGTTTCTACGTCGGCGTTAAACTCGATAGACGAGTCTTCAGTACGAGTACCGAGAATTTCACGGTACAGTGTGGAAGTGCGCTTTGTGTAATAAGTATTAGCCGCCCATGACGGTGCCGTATCACCTGTCACTGCCACATACTGACCACTAGCGTTCTTTGTGTAATAAGCATCAAAGTTAGATGCCCAGTCTGCGGGTTGAGAAGTCTGAAGTACATAGACCTGACGTGCTTCGCCTGTCCACTCTGCCACAGTAATGAGTTGTTTACGCTGAATACGCTGATTTTCAGCAACGTTAAATTCTAACATAATCGTTCTCCTTAATTATCCATTCCAAATCATCTTTGACTTATCTAAGTACGTTACCTGTATAGATATACTGTACTTCGCCAAGTTTGGTGTCGTGGAATGGTCAACACCATTAAGTTTCGGTGTGTCTGACAAGGACTCTATCTTATCTACTATGCAACTATCCCCAAAATCTGGGTAATTTCCGAGTTCATTCTGTTCTTCCACCCAATCAATAAGTGATTGAACATCTTGTAACTCTTCCACGTTCTCGTTCGGGTAACCTACGGCATTTACCAATGCCTGATAAACCACAGAACGATAGTCAATAATAGTAAGAGTATATTTGCGTAACACACTTCCGTCTATGTACGGTTTTGCAACCGATTTATCATTTCCGAGAACTACGAGTTGTTTTGTGTTATCCTCCCCCTCAGCGAAGTTGAAGTACGTAGGATTATCATGAACCGTAGGACACTGCTGTAAGTAGGCTATCATTGCTTCATGTTTATCCATATAGTTCCTTCGCCCTCGCCTGTAAGATTTCCAACACCTTTTGTTTAAGTACGGGCATTTGGGTCTCCATAGCCACTTTATCCCAATGAGAAGTCGCCAATGGGTGTACGTCTTTTGTATAAACCTCACCGTAGTACTTCTCAGCAGAATACGGTACTAAATAAGTTACACCCTCTGCCGATACAAAGATGTGTTCGTTAGATGACAAAGCACCAGTCAAGTATGGTGTCCAAGGGTCAATAATTTCGGCAAATACTTGCTGAATTTCACGCATCGTCTCTTCGTCCAACAGAGCTTCTATCTTTCCCTTAATCGCCGCAGAGTTGATTTGTATGTTCGTTATCTCAATATTGCTCATAGACCCTTTACCAAGTAATGCTTAAAGAGCATTCCGCTCATCGTATCATTGGCTATCTGCTTAATCTCCATAATGCCACCAAACCGCCTGTACTTTGCCAGTAAGTCCGTGGAGCGCTTTCCTGACGTGTACTCGTCTATAGTGTCTTCACACACCCCAAGAACGATAATATCGTCTTGCTGAAGAGTGAACTTCGTACTTTTATCAGACAGTCCCCACCACTCTTGCGGTGTAGCATACTTCGAACTTTGTGGTATCCGAACAATAATGCTCTTCGTGTCCACCGTGACATTTCCAACTATGGTCTTGTCACCGACTTCTTTCCAAAAACACATCGGCTTGTCTATCACGGTCTTATACCAAGTTACAACCCGTGTGCCTGCGTCTGTGTACTTGTTGTAAATGGTGATTTTCTTGTCCCACCACTCAGGAAAGTTACTCATTAGGATATAACCCCCTGTAAAGTACATCTTGACCAAGAGCATTCTTAACCCCAGTCAAGTACGTTTCTATCAGACTACGCATCTGTGGGCTTTTCAAGGTGCTGGAAAGTGCTATATCCTTGGCACTCATCACATTAAACGATACAGAGAACCCGTCATTGGACTGTGACTGTATAACTCCCGTACTTACAGGTGTTTCCGTCACAGAAGCAGTGGTTTCCTTGCCAAGGGTCATCGCCTTGTTACGCAGTTCCAAATCGTTGATAAGACGGTAAACCAGTCTCTTCACATTTTCGGATACAGTCGCGTCATTGACAAGTCGTCTGAACGTATACCAGTCAATGATACAGCACGCTTCAAACCCCAAATCATTAAAGGTGGCTTCGTCTAGTTTCCCACCGTATGCCTGATATTCAGCGTATGTAAGATACATAGTCTAGCCACCCTTTCTCACTCTTCAAAAGTCTTTTTCGTACGTGTACGTCTAGGCTTTGGAGTAGAGGTTTCCTCGGTATCAGCGTCCGCTGTCTTCGGCTCTTCTTTCTTTGCCTGCGCTTCCATACTTGAAAGTTTCTTCTGTGCTCTTGTTAACTCGTCCTTAAGGCGAGCAATTTCAGCGTCCTTAACCTTGAGTTCCGCAACATGCGAAGTATAAGCCTGTTTCAGTGCATTAAGGTTATCAGGTGCTGTTTCCTTTACGATACAGCCAGTCTCATCAAAGACTGTGTAACCATCTGCAACATACTTATCCACCTTGTCAGCGCTAATTGCGGTCTCAATGTTCGCTTTGCGTGCGTAAAGTGTCATTGTGCCCTCCTAACTAGGGGTTAGGGTAGTGAGCGTCTTACCCACTACCCGTTATCCTAATTAACCCTCAGATGTTGTTGTCGTTGTGGTCGTAGTTGTCGTTGTGGTAGTTGTTGTAGAAGTAGAACCACCAGCGGTGATGTTGAACTGAATACCACCAGCACGATTGTTGAGAATGAATACGTCCTCGAAAGACTCCTCGTAATAGATGTACTTGCCCTCAGAACCAGCGGACGGCTCATCAATCTGCGAGAATGTGTAAGATACAGGAGTGATGACTACGTTCGGGTGAACGAGGAACATGTTAATCTGAGAAGCACCGAGAGCAGGCTTCCAACCACTGTCAAAGTTGTACAGTGTCTTCATGAGGGAAGACGGAACACCGACAATCTCAACTTCGTCGAGACGGTTTACTGTACGGTTGATGCGGTCAACAGCAGACTCAGCGTTAATCTGACGATAAACCTTGTCAGCGTTGTTGATGAGTTTCTTTACTTCATTGGTAACATAGAGGATACGACCCTGTACAGGTACACGCTCGTTGTCCATGTTAAGCATAAGAGTATCGAACACATCGAGAACGTTGCTGATTGTAAGAACTGTGGTGTCCGCTACGTTGCCAAGAGTTGTCCAATCAGAGTAAATCTTGGAAACGGTGTAAGCGTCCATTTCAGGGAACTTCTGCTGTTCGTTGAATGCCTGTGTGATGTTCGCGATAGTTGTGACCATATTTGTCTGGTCAATATCCATCGGGTGAACGAGTGTGCTCCACTTTCTCTGATTCTTGAGTTCTTTCAGTTCCCAAGAGTTCTCGTAGTTACGCTGTGCTGTAACGATAGAGTCACGGTTAGCGTTAATACGACCTGTGGTGCTGATGGACGGAATTTCGATGGACTTAGCGTTTGCCCAACGATAACGACCATTGTTCGGTGTAGAGTACAGCGCGCCGAAGTTAAGAACATACGGGAACGCATTTGCAAGTGCTCTACTGTAATTTACTGCATAGTTAAGTGCCTGTGCCATTACTTTTTCTCCTTACATTGTTGTTTTTATTGTTTAGCCCTCACACCGTTAAAGTGAAATCCGAAATCTTCATTCGGTTTCGCTTGCCCCTGTGTGGAAGCAACGAATGTTGGAACTGGCTCTTCCTTGGGTGCTTCTTCCTTTACAGGCTCGGGTTGCGGTACAACTTCGGGTTCCTTATAGAACGCGTCGTCATTTTCCTTGGAGTAGATATCAACAAAGTCCTCTGCTCCGATAAGTTTACCGTCTTCCATCTGAAGACCCTTGTTAATCATCGCTTGTGTAAAGTCCCTTTTCGCCGCCTTAGAAGAAAACTTCTTGGTGTTAGCGAAATCCTTAACTGCAAACTCGTACGCTTGCTTTTGCATTTGTGTCTGTTGTTCAGCCAACTGCGCTTCGTACTTGGTCTGCATATCGGTAAGACTCTGCCCCAACTCTGCCAGTTTCTGAGCGTCGCCCTCGGCTTCTGCAACTTTCTGCTGAAGTGCCGCGAGGTCTTCGTCTCTTGTAGTAATTGTACTGTTCAGATTATCGATTTGCTCCTGAAGTGCCGTAGCATTGTCCTGTGCAGATTTCAAATCTGACTCGTACTTACCGATACTTACGTACTGACCTGTGCTCAAGTCCTTAAACTTTGCACCAGCCTCTTTTGTAAGTGCTTCGAACTCTTCATAGGTGAGTTTTCCATCTTCACCTTTTTCGAAAAATTCTTTCAATGTGCTCATATTGTGCTTTCCTCCATACTTTTTAGCCAGTTTAATTTGTAAAGTCGCAGGCACTGTTCTGCGTTGTATGCGCCTTTCTTTAACGTTGTAAGGCTTAACGGCGTTCTAGTGGTCAAGCACAGCCCCCTAAAGGGACTTGTGGGCAAGGGGGCTAATCCGAACCCACAAGCGATATTAGGAGGCATAGCATTGAACAACACTATCACCACGATTTCATTATAGTTTATATATATGGATAAACATATATCATAATCTTAATTCTTTTACTATATGTTGTGGGGTAGTTCGAAACTTTTACTATATGTTGTGGGTGAAAAATTTTTTCGTGTTTTTTCAAAAAATATGTTGACACGTGAGTATCTACGTGATATACTAAAGTCACAGAGAACGGAAACGGACTCTGAGGGCTAAGTTCACGGGGTACAGGGAGTGCTCACATCGTAATGGATGGCGAAGCCCGAAATCTACTGGATAATCCCAGCAGACCACCAAAATGGAGTCACGCTCCTAGGTAATGTGGTTAAACTTGCCAAAGAAAGTGCCCCGTTCAGAAGTGCGAGTGTTCTTTTGGGTGAATAAGAACGAATGTGGTGGAACGATACCATGAGTACAACAGAGTGGCGGTATCGAGTCAGTAAAGCGGTTAAGGCTGACACTTTCTCCTATGAGAAAAACCCTCTAGCAGACGTGCTAGGGGGTTTTACTATGGCTAAACCGATAAAATATGTCAACCCATATAACAAGGTTATTATATCACACAGTGCCGTTCTGTGACAAGTTCTGCATCTGTTCCTGCTGTGACGGCTTCTGTCCTACAACTCGCGTTTCCTCTTCATTGCCGTTACCATTTCCGTTGGACTTATTACCACCACGTACTTGCTGTCCCATTTGGGAAGACACGAGCATATTACGTTCAATCGCCTCTTGGTTTTCCTTGGCAATTCGCTCAAGGGCTTCTGCGGCTTGCTGTTTTGTTTCACCCTCTGCCCAAGAACGTACTTCTACTTTGGATTTAAGACCAGCGCTAAGAAGTTGCATGTTCTTCTGAAGTTCTGTGTCCTTGTCTACGATGATACTGTCATCCCAGTCGTAAGAGACTTCATATCGACCAAGTTTCTGCATGTCTACCTTGCCGTCGGCGTCTTTTACCACATCACCAACGATGTTGTAGAGAGTGCAGTACACGTCCATAGTATAAATAACGTCGTCTAACGCACGCTGAAGTGCTTTTTGGATTTCCTGTACGGAAGAGTACGAACGCTGTCTGAGTATCTTAATCTCCGTCGCTGTCCTTGCTTCTGCGGCTACGTCAGAAAGGGTACCGTGGGACAGTTCACAGACATCCTCTATCTTCATGAGAATAGTATTTAGTCCGTTTATCAGTGAGTTATCGCGAAGTTGTGGGGAGAATGGCTTATAGGTGTCTGATTCACCAAGGTCGATTTGACGGTACAGTCTATCCTGTAACTGTGACATAACGCGATGGTCATTTCCCTTGCCATCTTTCAGGAAACCCATAGCGTCACGGTCGATATCGATAGCGAGTTGACCGCCCTCAAACTCCCAAAGAAGTCTTGAGTACTGCATGTCTGCGTCTTTAATCAGATTCTTGGCTCTGCCAAACACACTCATTCCCATAGGCGACTTGGTATCAATGGTATTTGCCATAGGCATCTTGAAGTAACCAAACAGCATCCTATCTACATTGCACACCATGGCTTTTTCAGGAATGTCTTTCCACTCATACACACTGGATAGTGGGACTTCTTTACCAAAGTTAGCACCTGTAATGTTGGATGCGAGAGTGTTAGTATTCGACACAAAGGCTTTGTTTGAAATTTCCACTCGGTTGCCAACAAGTTTATGGTGCTCAAGACGTGTATAAGTAACGCCCTTATCCGCCTTTGTCTGAATAAATGCTACCTCTGTCAGCATATCTTCGGAAAATGCCAGTGGATAAAAACAGTCGGCTTGAATAAAGTCGAACTCCATGATGTATTTATCGGGAGCGTCAGGGTCTTCCACACCTGCTACTAACTGCTCTTTAACACGGCGTACGTATGGCTTAATAATCATACTACCCTTGGCTACGCCGTATTCAATTTGATTACGGAGACGACCAACTACCTTACGTTGATACTCGTCGTTCATATACTCTGCGCGTGCGGTCTCACCGATAGTCTCTTCCGTATAGATAGTTTGAGACTGTCCGCTCACTCGAACATTACCAAACTGGTCAGTTGTAGGTGGGAAATAATTTGGGTTCTTCTCTTCCTTGACCAACTTGGGTGCGGTAATCTCGCTCTCAAACTCAAGGAGCGCCATACGTGTCTTCTCACTGGAAATAAACGCAGGAAGACCAAGAGACGCAACATAAGTAGGGTTCCCAGCGTCAGGTTCGTGTAACCACTCTGCCTTGTCTTGGTACATCAACCCCCATTCCTCTATTGCCTGCAACATCGCATTACTCTCAAGTGGTGCAATGTCATACATGGTGCCAAGTACTGTGCTTAATGAATTGATACCAAGCATATTTGAGATTATCTCCCTTATTCCCGCCCAGATTTGCATAGACTACTCCTATAAGCATAACTCAAGTATAGTATAAGTCATATCTTGGACGGTTTCAAGAGAGTTCAGGGTTTCTCAAAATCAGCAGGACACTTGTAATCGAACTCACAACCACCGTCGGGAGTACTGAACTGACAAGTACCTGTACCTTTACCCGTACCACATTTAGACATGAGACAATGACTAATCACGATGCTTCGTACGTCAGAAGTCTCCCTCACACACATGAACTCATCTTTTACTCGGTGCTCTCTGTGGAGAGGGCACTTATAACAATTAGATACAATACTGTTATCTGGACACCGTAAGCCGCACGTAAGCGTTTCCCTTGCCCAAGTAAGTAATTGGTTGCGGTCGGCATTATCAGGAAATCTAATTACTAAATCCATAACATCAACCTTCCTTTATCTTAGCGTAGATATCACAGTAAGTACTGTCCCAACCATCATCTACCTTTTCAATGAACCACGGCTGGTCTTTCACGTCGGTGTTATAGCAGTCCCAGTTACTACCACCAATACGAGCGTGAATATAGAGAATATCATCTCGACCGCAATACTTATTCCACACGGCATACTGCTTCTTAATATCGCGTAATTCGTTCTTCACCCGTGTAATAAAGATGCGCTTCTTCTTACCCTTAAGTCTGTCCCAACGGATTTCGGGTTCTCTGTAGCCCTCATCATCTTCGGACATAGACCGACACTCATAGTTCTTGATATGTTTAGCGCACTTCGCTATTGTACGAGTAGAGTAGCAGTAATACGTATTTTGTCCCCACTCAGATTCGCAGAGCATCACCATGACCCTGATTTCAATATTATGCTGAATTTCTCGCCACTCTTCTTTCGTAAGAGGCTTCTCATCTTTCATCAGACGATACCCTCTCAGTCTTGGAACATAGATACCGTTCTTCTTTACAAGTTCATCTAACTCATCAATTTGAGAATAAGCGTATAAATCCATATTTATTCCTCCTCATCAATCGTCGTCGTAAATCTCAACAATTTCCCCTTCGTGTTCGGCTAATATTTCATCAGTAATCTCGTATCGCAAAGAAGCAGGGGGACAGGAAAGAGAATTAAATACACAGTCACTGCAACTACGTCCGTGACAATATCTCCCTAACTGTTGAGCGGCGCGAAGCATATCTGTTACTCGCACAGTCTTATTATCTGTGTTTAACGGTTTAAGTTCATCAATAGTATCCTTTATCGTCTGCTCTTCAGGAAACCCCTTAAACTCTTGTTGTATTGCTGTTAGTTTACTTATCAACTCGTCTCGTTTACTCATATCACATCTCCTCTGTTAAGTCTGCGGGGCAATGATAGTCGAAAAAGCACTTGCCGTTCACGCGGAATGCACACCCCTCACAGTTCTTAAACTGTTTAGCGTAGTCCTTTAACCAAAGGGCAATATCGAGAGCACCAGCATTCTCTGGAAGAACATCAACATAAGTAACGTTTTCCTTGGCGCCATTACGTGCAAAACAATATTTACAGTCGTAATTCGGGTCAATGGGTAGCACATCCCTTTCTTTGTATTTTGGACAAGGCACACCACGCGGACACCCGAACCGTTCCTGAAACCACCGTTTCTCTGCTTCTGTCCCTGCGAATATCAGTTTCACACTATCACCACCTATTCAACACCTTGCATGAATGACACTTGATTTCGATTATCTCTGTGGACTTACGCTGGTACTTACGGTCAGTAAGTTTGAATAACTTATGACCGCAGTTACCGCAACGTACCCACTCGTCTTTACTTGGCTGAGGTTTTACGTACATTTGTCAGTACCCCCTTAATGTATTTCTTGCGCTCTTCGCTGTCGCCGTTGTGTACCAACTTGTCGGCACGGAGTGCTACTGCATTGTCGCCAAGTACAACCTTATTGAAGTGGTCGATTTCACTATCGTTAAGGCTATCCGACAGTTCATTGCCATAGCCCCACCTAAACCTAGCGTTAGGCGTCCTAGAATACCAGTCAAAACCGATAATTCGGAAGAACCCAGTGTGGCACAGCGGGAAAGACATTCTACGCAGGTCTAACGGCTGTCTAGCGTCTTTAATTTTGACAATGAGACAGTCACAGTCCTTAGAGTCGTTATACGTCTGAAAAGCATACAGGTTAAAGCGATAACCCTGTTTCTCAAGGTCGAGAATGACACTCAGAATGTCAGTTCCGCACTTAAGGATGGTGCTGTTAGAAACCCCGCAACTTACCGACATATCATAGTAGATGTCCACAACCTTTGTCTTAATAGGCTTCATGGTCATGTTTACCATGGAGTTCGGCACGCCCTGCATAGCAAGCGGTACGATAGGGTTATAGCCCATAATGTCGTTCTTAAAGGTAATACGCTTCGACTCGCCACCGTGGGCACTTAACTTGTATTCGCGCTCAAGGTCTTTTACGATAGGTTCATACCCCGTACGGAGATATTCAAGAGCCTGTTCATAACTATCACAGCCTGTCCAAGACGAGTCGATGTTGCTTTTCTTAGAATAGTCTGTAAAGTCACTATCAGTGATTTTACGGCACTTGCAGTCGTCGGCTACGTCATTTGCAGAGTGGTAATATTCCACGCGCACTTCGTAGTTATTGCCGCCCTTTTTTGCCTGTCTGGTATAGAGTTTACCCACGGATTACACCCCCTTAGTGTGCCATCTTGTACATGACGTCGGTGTACTTGGAGTGGGTCTTAAGACCGTCAGAGACAATACGGATGTCGTCTCTCTCAAGTCCCTTAATGAGACCCGTTGTCAGCGCCTCTTCGATGGAGAGAAGATTTACCATTTTGGCAAGTCTCTTAATTGCTCGGTACGAGACGATGATTTTCAGCCCTGCCCTGAGTGCGCTCTCACGGAAGTCTCGGCAGAAGTCTGCAAGTTCGGTGTCACCGTTAGCGCAGTAGTCCTCAATAGTCTTGGAATAACCGATTTCTACGATAGCAAAACGGTCAAGCGAAGCGCTGTCCAACTGATTACGACCGACATACTCATAGTCAGCGCCGTGACCAAGGGTATTACCTGCGGCAATTACTCGGAAATTCGGGTGTGCCTCTACGAAACCGATAGGAGCAGGGAAGTCGAAGTAACCGTTCGCAATAGCCGCGTTAAGGATTACAAGGACTTCAGGAATAGACGCGTCCATTTCGTCAAGCATGAACAGTCCGCCATTCTTAAAGGCTTTATAGAACTGCGTTTCCTGATAGCGACCATTCGCGTCCGTAAAACCAGTGATTTTATACTCCTGAGTTACGGCATTCGTGAAATAGAAGTCAAGACCCAGTGCCTTGGCTACCTGCTTGCAAAGTTCATTCTTACCCGAACCAGCGGCACCGACAAGCATTACAGGCTCTTTATTAGCGACAAACTTAAGTACGGTATCGAACTTCTCATGCTGAACACCGTCGAGTTCGACTTTCTTGCCGTCAATATAGGTGATTACCTTGCGCTCAATAGTGCCGTACTCATTCTTGATGAAATCTTTGACCTGCTGGTCGAGTTTGCTGGAAATCTCAGACCAGATTTTCTCGGACTGGTTCTGTGCAACCACTGTGGCTACGGCATTCTCAATAACCTTAAGTGAAGCGCTCATGTTGGATTCGCTAGGAGCAACAACCACATTGTTAGGTGTCTCCATGTCGTCAAGGCACTCTTCAAGGCGAGATGCGAAGTTTCCCTCGTCACGGTGCTCACATACCCACTTACGGATGTGTCTGCGCACGACAACAACGTCTCCGCCAGCCCTAGAAAGTGCATCATCTACGACTTTCAGATTGGCGTCCACGTTAGAACGCAGTGACACGTTTGTCTGTGAATTGTAAAAGGAAATAAGTGCTTTTACGTTAGAACTATCGTTAACCATTGTTTGTGACCTCCTCTTGGGTTCTAAAGTTTGTTTTGGTTTACGAGTACATGATAAACTAGATTTAGTTAGTTGTCAATAGGTTTTTTCAAAATTTTT